CCCCTTGGAACATAGTTGCCAAGCTAGTTATCTTTCTAGTATCCCAATTTGATATATCTTGATTAAATGCAATTGCGTTTAGGAACATTGACGTCATTCCAATACCCGCAACATTAGATACGTTCCAACCTGTTAATGGTAATGTGCTTGTTCCAGACAAACCTCCGTTATTAAACGCAGACGCATTTTGAAACATGAACGACATACTAGTAACTCCCGACACATTCCAACTATTACCATTTGTTCCAATATATCGGTTAAATAATGCGGCACTAGAAAACATAGTTATCATACTAGTAACCTTCCTAGTATCCCACGTTGATATGTCTTGATTAAACTTGTTAGCCGTATTAAACATACTAACCATATTTGTAACATTACTAGTATTCCAACCCGTTAAAGGTAAATTACTTAATCCAGCCGCTTCCCCATTGTTAAACGCAATTGCGGATTGGAACATACTATTCATCAAGGTCACGTTTCCTACATCCCAAGAACTGATGTTTTGATTAAATGAATTTGCTTGTTGGAATAATGAAGTCATAATAGTGACACTCCCAACATTCCAACTTCCAATAGGTTGATTGAAAGTTGTCGCCAAATAAAACATTTGTGCCATATTAGTAACATTACTAACATTCCAACCACTAATTGACGGACTACCTCCATTATTGAAAGCAGTTGCCTGTTGACACATTCCAGACATATTAGTAACACCTGACACATTCCAAGAGACACCACTTGTACCAATATTTCTGTTGAACACTGATGCTCTATAAAACATATTTGACATATTAGTCACATTTCTAGTGTCCCATGTTCCAATATCTTGGTTAAATGATGTCGCTAAAATAAACATACTATTCATCAATGTTACATTACTAGTATTCCAACCTGTTAAAGGTAATGTACTTGTTCCAGCCGCCCCTCCATTGTTGAAATTGGTGGCCGATGAGAACATCGAAGCCATTGTGGTCACACCTGATACGTTCCAAGAATTACCACTTGTATTAATATTCCTATTAAATGCCGTTGCGTTGTTGAACATAAAAGACATATCAGTCACATTTCTAGTGTCCCATGTTCCAATATCTTGGTTAAATGACGCATTAGTAGAAAACATACCAAACATAGTAGTTACCGCGGATGTTGTCCAAGCAGTTAAAGGTGACGTTCCACCCCCATTATTAAATGAAGTTTGTCGGAACATTTCGTACATGCTATTCACTTTTGAAACATCCCAATTAGATATGTTTTGATTAAAGGTCGAGCATAATAAAAACATACGATACATATTTGTAACGTTACTTACATTCCAACCACTTAATTGTTGATTAAAACTTGTACACCTAACGAACATTGATTCCATGTTCGTGACCGCAGAAACATTCCAACTTCCGATAGGTTGATTGAAAGTTCCTGTTGCGGTCTTGGCAAACATTGACGCCATTGTGGTGACATTACTAGTATTCCACCCACTAATCGAAGAACTACCTCCGTTATTAAATTGTGTAGCATTTTCAAACATGCTATTCATCGATGTCACACCCGACACATTCCATGAACCTATATCACTATTAAAAGATGTCGCACCAATAAACATAGAAGACATATCAATCACACTACTAGTGTCCCAACTATTAACTCCACTTATGGTGACAAGTGAAGTACACCCATTAAACATTCCCGTTGTTGCAGTAATCCCTACTAAATCAATTGTATCTGTAACTCCACTTAGTACTAAATTAGTACTACCATTGAACATATTTAGATTGGAGTTATTAAGTCCTCGTACGGGTCCCCATTTTGTAATTTCACGAAGTCTGCCCCTTTCAGTAGTAGTTAATATACTCATTCTAAAACCTGTTACAGTTCCACTAATAGTAATGGTATATGAACTTGCAACGGAGTATGTATGTGCCCTATTAGCGTAGGTATTTGCAGAAATGGACCCATCACCCCAGTCAATAGTACCTGAATAGGTGCCTAATGATTCATAAGGTAATGTAATTATCTGATTAGATGCTGTTGTTATCCACCTACTTATAAATTCCGACACCCGCCAATAAAATTTTTAACCCCGTTTATTTATTTGATAAATAATCAAATATTCATTTTTTGGCGAACTCTTTGATGATTTTTACATACTCAACTGTCGCGGAACTATTATCCACATAGTCAAAAAAATCCCCATTTTCCTTGACTTTGTCTATTGGATTTACATTGATGAATTCCCCTTTATAGAATTTTTCCCTTTTCATTGAGTCCATAACACCTGCCATATGTAATATCGGATGTTTTTCATATGTTTCAATGTCTGATGTCGCCCAAGAAAAACTTAACTCATCAATTATTTTTGTTTCCTTACAATCTCTCCACAAATTCCAAAGTAATGCCCACATTTCGGCAGTCCAATATTGTATTTGTCCTGAACCTATCGGAAATCTTTTTTGAAAGTCGTGTAATTTGTCATATAGTAAAATCGAATCAATATATACTTTTTCCCAAAATTTAAAATCTGTATTTTTTATTATGTATTGTCCCCCTCCTGACCCTTCTTGTCTTTCTTTAACGCAACTTAATTCAACCCCAATCACATCACACATTTCTTGTATTAATTGTTGTGGTTTTAAATCAGAATATTGTTGTTCGTGTCTATCTGCAACCGTCTTAATATACTCATATCCAATGTATCCCTTTGTATCGGATACATAAGATATTTCATCATCAATAAACTGATAATAATCAGGTAGTTCCCTGAATATAATATCTGCATCGTGTAAAAAAAATAATTCACCCAATTCAGGATGTTCTTCCAACCATTTGCTAATTAAAAAAGGTTTAATGCTCGGAATATAATGTTTCTTAAATCTTTCATCCTTATAAAAATGAACATTATAGCCATAGTTTCTTAATTCCAAAGCGCCTTCAGATGGTTCTTGTTGCCCGTTGCATAAACCATAAATAATGTGAATGTTTTCAGGTTTAATTCCCTTACTTACAAAATTGTGTCCATAAATTTTTGCTTGCCAATGAAAATACGGAACATCGGGCTGCGCGGTTACATAAATCAACTCCATAATAAAAAATAATAATTAAAAAGTCAAATTTGTATATAAAAAAAAACCACCTAATATGTAGGTGGTTTTTAAGATTATTTTTAGTTTTGTTAGTTTGTCGATATGTATGCCGAACGTGTTTGTAAGGTATTCTTATCAGTAATCCCTTGACCTGTTGGGGCTGCGTGACTTCCTTTAATTACTATGTAGGTATTTGGAATAGGTGCGATAAGTGGTAAATTAGCAACCAAGTCCGCAAAAAGTCCATTAACTTCACTAGCCGTTAAATTAGTTGTTGATTGGGTATATAATCTAATGTCGCAAGAACGGTTATTACCTGTCCAATTATTAAGACCTAACCAATTTGAAGCGGTGTTAACGGTATTACCAGTACTGATAATGTAAACATCGGGTGAAAACACATCATTTAAACCACCACTTACAGTATTATTACCTTCAAGATTTAATATACCAAGACTAGTGGCACTTTGAAATGATGATAATGGTCCTGTTAAGGTGTTACCAGTCGTTGAGTATTCAATATCGGAGTCAAAAGTAACTGTTGGAATATTATATAATCTGAAAATTCCTATAGTTTGATTTAGGGCTATCGCTGAGGTGTTGCCGCTCATAGTATTATTACCACCTAAAGCAAAAATTTCTGTTGGCATCATAAACCCAGCAAAACTTCCATTTATAGTATTGTAACCGTCAATAATCATTTCAATTAATGAATTCATGTGAGATGGTTGGGAATCCGCTAAAAGTCCTCCTATTGTATTATACCCATTTAAATAATAATATTCAGTATTAGGTCCAAATACGATATTTCCAGATATTGTGTTATATCCCTCAATTTGTACCGAAGTAATACCCGTTAAAGACGAGCAATTTCCTGATAAAGTATTAAATCCATTAATACTTAAATTATTTAAATAGTTGTAACTTGTTAAATAACTAGTATTTCCACTGATAGTGTTATTACCCCAAATGGCTAAATCAATAATATACGTAGGTAATGATGATAAATCACCTTCTAATGTGTTATTACCAATAATTGTAACAAATCTAGCACTTATTGGTAAGTCAGAAATATTACCATTAATATTATTATTTTTGGTAAAAATATTAATCAAACTAGTACAAGCAGATAAACCAAGAATATCTCCAGTAATGAAATACTCAGCGCTTAAATCATATAAATCAATTAATTTTCCAATTTCACTCGTAAATCCTGTAAGGTTAACCCCGTTGTCAAAAAAAGTAGTATTATAAATACCTGGAAGTTGTCCATTATTTATCGTATTACCTGAGATTTTAATATATCCTGATGAAGGTGATGAATAAGTGTGAGAAATAACTTGATTTGATGTGGTATATGCCGATGTATTTCCGTCGCCCCAATCAATTGTATAATCAAGTAATCCTATTTGTAGTTTAACACCTAATGAGCTATTGGTAATTGCCTGATATTGATATTCAACCGCCTCAGTAATATATAATGGGTCAGTTGGAGATGGTGTTGGAGTTACCGCATTTGTTGGTGTAGGTGTCGGGCTACCGACAGGATTTTCAGGATACCATTCACCGGCAATTTCAATACAACTACCAAGATAGTCATCCAATATTTCATAAGAAGCATTACCAGTCGCTGACTGAACACATAAATATTGGATAACGTTAGACGTTGCAGTAAATGCTGATGTAACTCCATTACAATCCAAAATTGTAATAGTGTCACCATATGTCCAAGCGTCAGTAGGTTGTATTGCAGTATAATTACAATAAAACGGTGACGGTGTTGGTGTTGGTTCAATACTACAAGAAGCTTGTCCTAAAAATGAACATCCATTTGATACCGAATACGCACTTAATATAATTGTATTACCCCAGTTACCTACAGGTAACTGTATATTGAGTGGCATTTGTGTGACATCAGTTATCGTAGGAGGATAAATATAAATTAATGTTGGTTCATTCAAACTCGATATTTGAACTTGTGATGGTGGTCCCGAATATGAGACTAATTTAACGTATGGCATTTTTTATTTTTTTATATTTTTAATTTTATGAACATAATACCGCATTTGTAACATAACCGCTAGCATCAACTTGTACCGCGACTTTATAAGGTGCATACCCTTCAAATGTATAATAAGTATTGGCTAAAGCAATCCACTGATTTCCACCATTAACCAATACACCATTCTCATCATACAATAGTAATACAGATGGAACAAAATTGGCAACTAACTGTTGAACACTTTGAGTTCCGTTTAATGTTGACCCCATCAATTGATAGTATGATTGATAATCAAAGTTTGAGCATGATGCCCCACTTGTTGCTTGGAACGCATTATCTCCAACACATCCCATTCTATTTGAAATGTTTGAAGTTTTTGAAACATTTATTGAATAAAATGTTGGTAATGGGTCTAGTGGAGTTAAAGGCGCTAAGCTAGCGTTTACACCAGCGGCATTTAGGAATGTTCCGGTTCCAGCAATAGTTCCTCCAGTCATTTCAATTTTAATATATTCCCATCCTGCTGCCGATGGATTAGTTGGTACTGCGGTATATCCTATTTGAATTTCCCCTCCCGAAGGTATAGTAAGTGTATATCCTGTAGTCACTCCATTAGGTAATACTACGTTAGGACCTAAACCATCAGAAAATACAAATTTATGTTGTAACCCACTTATAGTATTAATGTTAGTGTATGGCCAAGATATCTCGATATCAACTGTAGCACCAGGTGTTCCAATAATGTCAATTGACCCTCCAATACCTGTAGCGGTTTGTGGGGTTATAAATCCACTATTAATCCTACACGCAGTGTTTTTAAATAAAATTGATTCAACATTAATATTATTTTGACAAGTCAAACAATCACTAAATTCTAAAATTGTTTGTAAGTAATTATATTGTGGTTGTCCATCTAATCTAAATCCTGTATACTCCCAACATCCTTCATAGTCTTCTAATGTGTAAACATTCCCAATTTCAGCTCCTTGTGGTACACTTAAACTATATACTTTAGTTCCTGACAAGATTGATGCGAAGTAATTATTTAAATTATTTGTAACTAAAGATTGTGTAAATCCTGTAATTGTCGCATCTAAACTCCAACCAAAATTTTTCAATCCAGCACCAACCTGATACTGTGATGGTAATGACTGATAAGCACTTGTATCTGTAAATCCTGTGAATGAGTTATAATAAGTTAAAGGACTAAAATCATAATATTGCCCTTGGTTGTAAGTAAATGCAGAATAATTATTATATCTTTGATTTGGGTATGGCCATACCGTACCAGTTGAATTATTTTCACAATACGTTGCCTGAAAATAAGATGACGCCTGCGGTATTGACGCCTCCATTAATTCAATTGCCTGATATAATAAACCAAATCCTTGTGATTGATTTCTTGCCCCATTAGAATTAGCAGCAGTAACTGCTGTAGTTGGAACTGGGAATAGGAATGACCTAGCAAATCCGTTTAATGTAATATTAACATCTTCCCATACTTTTAACCAAGATTCATAATCTCTTTGTAATGATGAACCCGAATAAGAACCTGAATATCCTGGATAGTTTCCTAAACAAGATGTTGGTACATATATTTGAGGTGCAGGATTTTGAGGATTTGGATATGGATACCCTCCATTATTAAGAATTGGGGTAAATTCCATACCAATTGAGTCAGTGTCCCATAAATAATATGATTGAAATCTATCCGTTCCTCCAGATGTTGCACTATTATTAAAACAATTATCTACATTCGCGTTACCCGGTTGTGCAGATTCATTTAATACAATAATTGATACATAATTAGTATCTCCTCCATCAAATTGACCTAATGTTATATTACTACCATCAACATAAGATGCGTGGTCAAATGGGACCCCCTTACTAATACCAGGCCCTGACAAATACGCCCCCGTCGCTAAATTTTTGGCTAACGCAATTCTTTCAATAATTGGGCTATTCTGAAGAGGAGTAGTATAAATTCCAGATTTAGTGACTCTACCCATTTCAATTCTAACTGTTGAGCTGTCTGATAAAGTTCCTCCAGTAGTAGACCCTAAATATGGGTAACACGCCCAATTAATCCATCTCTCATTAATTATAGGAATCTCATATAAATCCCCAGTATAACCGCTAAGAGTTACCAAATCATAATACCAATTCCTAATTGATTGAGATGCCCCACTAAGTGTTTCAGTACCAGGTCCGGTAACATTAACACCATCAGGGTATGAACCTGAAGTATCATAAAATACATAAATATTTTTGTCCAATGGTTGACCACACTCTGAAAATCCCCAAGTGCCAGGTGGTTCAATACTACAATCAATTAACTGTGGAATAGTAAATAACGTTGTGCTGGCAGACAGTTGGACAAAGACGTATTGGTCATAGTCAAATGCACTATCTATTGCAAAATAAGCCGGTAAATTTGTATCTGGAGTAAGTTGTGTTGGTAAAGTCACACAAAATCCATAATCTATTGTTGGTGGAATTGTGTTTGTATTAGCCGAACAAACAACAATGTTACTATTAACATCCCCAGTATAATTTGTAATTAAAATTTCTGCCATAATTTTATTCTTTTTTCATAAATATATAAAATGAAATATTTTTGTAATTAGCTTTTTATTTTTTATAATTTACATTATATTATGTCAACACACAAACTCCTCCTACACATCCTCCAAGTGTATTATATGTAACATTTGCAGGTGGAATAGGATTGACAAATGATGTTGCACAGAAACTAGTTGACGTTGATGACCTTGAAACTGTTATAAATATTCTATTTCCACTACAATCATCATATCCAATATTAACCGCAGTAACTCCATTATTTGTCACACTATAACAATAGCAATTTACAGGTGTAGGTGTCGGTGTTTTTGTTTTTGTTGGAGTCGGAGTTTCATTCACAACCGTCGTTTTTGTTGGAGTTGGTGTTTTTGTTTTCGTCACAGTCGGTGTTTGAGTTGGGAAAGTAATTAATGTTTTTGTCGGTGTTGGTGTGGGTGTTTTTGTTTTTGTTACGGTCGGTGTTGGTGTTGGTGTTTTTGTTTTTGTGGGTGTAGGTGTTTTTGTTTTTGTCACAGTTGGTGTTTGAGTTTTGGTTGGTGTAATAGTTGGTGTTGGTGATATTCCGCAATTATCCGGAGCTTTATAGTAAACAATGTTTGAGCAACTAGAAGAATCGGTAAATACAACATATACAGAACAATATTGTCCGTTAGCCGGTAAGTCATTAAATATTACATCATAATCAGTATTAAATGGTGGGTAAAACACATTTTGAGTTATGGTACAACTATTTGCAATTACCAAAGTTCCAGTTAATGGTGGGTTTGATATGTGAACTGATGTCAATGCTGATACGTCATAAGTAATTGTTGAAGAGTCGCAAGCTCCAGGCACAATTGGGTCAATTATGATTTCACAAGGTGAATTATTAGTTGGGGTTATTGTCACAGTTGGTGTGACAGTTTTAGTAGGCGTATTGGTAATAGTTGCGGTAGGAGTAACCGTAGGTGTTAAAGTAGGTTGTGGTGTTAATGTTTGTGTAGGCGTTACTTCAGGAGTTGGGAATTGTACCTGTCCAGGAGTAAGAGTTGGTGTTGTAGATACTGTTGGACTTGGTAGTACCACCGTATCACACTCAACTTCATAAATAATTCTTACATCTATTTTAATTGCATCTTGTGGTTCTAATGGGTTATCACACAAACTATTAATTACCATTCTACCACTCTCATAATCAACAATTAAACTACCAAAAAGTCCTAAACTATTAAGATAATCTTGGACTAATTTAGCATAGTCGTAATTTGATGGGACATCAAATAATGAATTGGTTGAATATAATGTGAATGTGCTGGCAGAGCCCGCCACATCAATATCCACATAAAAAAATGCAACTTTTAAAGAACAATTAACCTGACCTTGTGTCAACTCAATAAATCCTTGATTAAGCATTTCTAAAAATCCTACGGTGTCATCCTCACCACAAACAAAGTCACCACTTCCAAAGTCATAACTATAAGTTGAAACATCTCTTAACTCACATTTTACTATTGCTGTTTTTCTTGTTGAGCATCCCTGAGAATCAGTTATTGTTAAAGCGTATTCCCCATTTGATAAATTATACACCGCATACCCTGTCTGTCCTGAAACATCTCCTTCCCAAGTTAATGTATATGGAGGTGTTCCACTATTAATAAATGCAGTTAAAGTTCCTTGCGGTAAACATCCAGAATTAACAATATTAAAATCAATTCCATTTGACCCTCCAACCGTAAAGTTTTTTGTAATGGAACATCCTGAATTGTTTGTTAATGTTACTCCATATGTACCTTGTGGTATTCCTTGTAAAGTATAATCAGAAGTTAAATTTCTAATTGTCGCTCCGTTTGAAAGAGATAATGTAAATGTTTGTCCTGCTATTGTAGTTGTGATATCAATAAAACAAGTTCCATTATTAATTCCACAAGTAGTGCTTGTTGGCGTTAACTCAAAATCAAATCCTAAATTTTGTTCTAAAATTATAGTTTCTGTGTAAGTACAACTTTGTAAATAATCAACTACACTAATTGTGTATGTACCAGCACTTAAACTGCCAAATCCTATTGTTGAATTTGCAGGTAGATTTGATTGGGTGGTTACAAAACCATTTGTATTTACACAAGAAGCCGATAATGGTGCCCCTCCTCCATTAACAGAAATTTCTATAAATCCGCTTGTAGAATTACAACTTTTAAACCCACTTGACGATGAAATTACACCAAAAGAATTGGCAGTTCTTAAATTAAAAGTTTGACTAACATTACAAGTACTACTTACACCTGTAAAACTAAAATCTCCTGAACCTAACCCATTAAAAGTTACAGTTCTTCCACTAGTAAATGTCGTACCTAATGATGTATAGTAAGTTATTGGTAAGGAGCCACCGGTTAATACTATTTCAACAACACCGTCATTAAGAAAACAAGATGGGTTAGTAAAAGAAAATTCAGCAATTCCTAATCTATCATCAAGTCCAACAATTACTTCCTGTGTAACTACACACCCTGTTCCGTCAGTTACCTCAACAATATAAGTAGCATTTGTTAATCCGGTTAAATAATAATCATCTAATTGTAATCCAACATTTGTTGACCAATTAATTGATACAGGCGGAGTTTCATTATATAAAGTAAGATATATTTCACCGTTGGGTCTTAAAGCACAGGGTGAATTATTTACTACTGTAGCATTTACCGATAGTAAACTATACGAACTATCAATTACCATAGTACCAGTATTGGCACTACATCCACCGTTATCTTCTATAATTACATAATATGCATTTGGGGATAATCCTGAAATTGTATACGGATTATCGGTAGAATTTGTAACCGATAAAAGATTATCATCAATATCGTATAAATTAAAAGTTGTAATATCCCCTAAATTTGGTGATAAGGTGATTTCTATTTGCCCATTATTTAACCCACAAGTACTGTCAATTGCAATTGTATTAGCCGAAATACCTGAAGATATATAAAGATTAATATTAGCAGTATTGTTTATTGGTGTATTAGAATCACTTACAAATATGGTATACGTTCCTGCAGAAAGTCCCGAGAACGTATAAGGTTCTCTAACTAACAGTACCGCAGTACCTACATAGGGTGATGCAATTTGAGCGGTGAAAGGTCCAACACCATTCAATATGTTAAGAGTGGCAGCCCCACTATTACAACCAATGTTACCATTACAACATCCTGTTAATCCTATAATTTCTATATCTATTATGTTACGTGACATTAGCTACAACTTATACTATAATCTAATTTTAATTTTATATCAATACTACTATTTGTAAGTATCGGATTGAATCCTAAATTTTTAATCAAAAGATTACTATCAATAATTTCAAAAGTATACCCATAACTTATTAAGTTTGGTAGGTATTGATTCAACGCATTAGTCCAATCTGAATTTGATGGGGTATCTAGCGCCCCATTCCCATTATAAAATATATTTGACGTTACTTCACTTCCGTTTAATTCCACCGCAATTCTCCAAACAGTACTGATTGAATTTTGATTACAAGTTAATCCTTGTGAAATTTTATTAGATATGTAATTATAACTAACTTCATTTAATAATGATTGAAAACTTGTATACGATGTAGTACCTGCAAGCCAGGGAAAAATAGGAAAGGACACAATCTGTTTACACGCTCCATGCAAAAATAAATCAGCATCAATCACACAAGGTTTGCATAAAGATGGTGGAATAAAAGCACTACAACTTCGTGGTATTTTATATGTATGTTTTTGTCTTTGTAATGGAGCATTATTATACTTAATACCCGTATTCCATATAGTTGATGATGGGATTAATTGTTCTGCCAATTTTGGCCAATAAGTACCCAAATTTTTTACATAATCAATAAGTTTCTGATATGTAAAATTATCATTTGGTATTCCAACTTGACTTGCAGACTCCAAGTATCTCCAATAAATTATTGACACATCATCGTATCCACTTGAAATTTGTCTGTTTGCAACATTTACTTTGTTTTGCCAAAAAGAATTTGCAAACTCAAAGAAGGATTGTTTGTTTGGCGGGATTCCAACCGAAGCTCTAACACCACTACCATAAACTTGTTGGGTTGTGTTATTTGGAATAGGGTATCCATATTTTGTGGACATATTCCAAATGTCAAACACCAAACCAGCGGCTGGATTCATAAATAAGTCAATGTTCTTAACATTCAATACCAATCTTTCGTCATCCGCAAAATAAAATGCATTAAACCCTCCGTCATTTGATATTCTTGATTTGTCCCTATACGACCAACTCTTTTTATTATCACTTATTTTTTTCAACTTAAATCCCATATTCATATATGGAAATTTTCTAAACCTATCAAGATATTGTTGTCCGTAAGTAAATTTCTTAAAACTTGTCTGTATATTTGGATTTTGACCTGTAAATACAGATTGACTATCACTAACATTTTGATTGCTCTGGTGTGGCGGCGTTAATTCATACCAACCCGCACCTAATTGGAAAAAGAATGAGCTTGTATTTGGTGGTGTTTTTGGATACCCTTCATCATCAATAGGGTAATCACCTTCCAACACATCAATTGGTACTACACTTGTTGTAGCACTATACCCTGAAAATGTTTGTCCAAATATTGAAAATGTATCATTCGGATTAAATACAATAGTTTCTTCTAATTTTGTTCCTCCTGATATTTTAGCCCACTCTGTATTAAAATCACGCATGTTGATTTTTTGGTCAGCCAAATATACAGTTTCATTAAATTCAATTAACGCTTCAGGCGCCCCTACCAATCTTAATAAAAACTCTAAAGCTCTCCTTGTCCCTTTTGATTTAAACAAGTATGCAGAATTTAATATAAGATTTTTATAAAATTGATAATTAATTTCACTCGGGGTCAAACTTCTTGACATACCGGGATATGGTGATTTTGTATCGTTACCAAATACTGATTTTAAAAAATCTTCTTCCGTTATTGGTGACACGTTAATATTCCACCCAAGTGTTTGTGATAAATTTTTTAATAATTCAGATGGTATATCATTCTTTGTATTGTAGTTTACAGAATTCATATACGCTAACGCATCTATGAACTTTTTAACCTCGTCAAAACTTCTACCATAAATGTGTAACACTTTTTCAATTCTATGGTCAGTAGTGTCAAATTCTTTAAATGCATCTGTCACTAAAAATCTTGATATTAAATTTGTTTTTGATGCGTCAAAATTTGTGGCTATATCATTTAATTTATTAATATAGGATGTGAATTTGTTTGTTGATATATCTATATTCCAAAAACCAGATAAAGGCCAAGTTACCGATTCAGTTCCAACATAAGTAGAACCATCATCATTTTGTTTTGGAACTTGGAATGTCGCAGTATATTTTGGTGTCACTAATCTGTTTAACAAATATTTTTCAACTTCATCAAATGGTTCTGTAAATGCAACTTCAGTATAATAATCATTAGGTTTGATAATTAAAATCTCATAAGAATTAACATCTCCTGAAAATGGTTTACCCGCAACTGTTAAAGTTAAATAACCAGTTGTAAAGTTATTTGTTGGGACTAAATTTAATATGGGATATTGTACGTCTTGAACATATACCGCATATTTGCTATATTCCAAACTCATATTTCTTAAATAAGAAACTTCAAATTCTTTGGTTGCAATGTTTCTTGTTGAGTTAACGGTATAATCCACCTCAAATGGGTTTGATGATTTGCTAAGTGGGACACTAAAACTTGTTGTGTCTTCCTCAATATCATACTCAATATTCACAGCGGTATATCCTGAAGTGAAATCTCCACCTAATGGGGATACTTCAACCGCCGCTGGAAAATAATTTAAGATTTGCGTTATTGATGCAGCAATCCTTTTAGTTAAAGGTCCGTATGTTGAAAACTTTGTGACATTGGATAAATCAAAATTTGGATACACCCCAAACTCTTTGGCAACAATTTTTTTAGTTTCAGCGACTGATTCTATTTGAAGATTATCTAAAGTAATTGGTGCAGAAAATGCTCCAATAGAAAAAGTTCTGTTAACTTTTTCACTTAAACTTGATGTGAACTCAAAATTACCTTGTGTTAATCCTCCTCCATCTACTACCTGAAAACCTACAATGTTGTCAGAAAATGTTCCCGCTCCGCTAGATGGTCTTGGTGGGTATCTATATAACTTTCTCGCCATTACTGAACTATATTGTTAAAGTTTTTACTAAAGTCAATGTTATTATTTCTATCTTGTCTAACTTCAAATAGAAGTTTGTTATATTGGTCACGAATTTCAAACAAGTTATATTGTTTGTAGATGTTATTACTACTATCGTACATAGTGTAAATTCCGTCGTCAATTGATTTAGTTTGATTACCAAACAACGCAATCGCCAATGTTGATGCATCATGCTCAACCATTTCAACCTCAACTGATGTTGGATTAAAAAATGTATTTGTAATTATGATGTTTTGACCAGGTTGTCCAATAAACGGAGTTGCGTTTGGTTTTGACGTTGGTGCTGAAGATGGTGATAATGTACAAAACATCAAATTAGTTTTAGAATCTGTATATCTGTATCTCACAGCCTTTTGAACTGAATTAACTAAATTTTCAGTTACCGCCTCGCAATAAAAATTAGAAGTGATTAATCTAAAAAAGTTAGGTATTTTAGCACCTGAATCTCGTAAATATTCAACACGATGTCCGACTAATTCTTGAGGGACAAATTTATTTTGATACTCACTTGGGACATTACTAATGTCAATAACAATCCCTTTGATGTTTGGTAATGATGTAAGAACTCCACAATCAGTTATTGTTGTTCTGATTTGAGCAGGTCTAACATATAAAGTATAAATCCCCAATTTATTAAATTCGGTCGCAGGTAAAGTTAAATTATATAACCCACCCAAAATTTCAATATTGGCATTACCACCGGTATCACCATTATTAAAATAAGGTCTAATGATAGTTCTTGCATCTAATTTTTTTAAGATGAAATTACTTGTCACGTCTCTTGATGGAGTGTAATTTAATATTACCTCAATATCATCGGGTGAAACATCTGCCGGTCTAATTGTTCCATAAGAACCTACTGCCATTTTTAGTTAAATTTAAAAAATTTATATCCATATTTTTCCAAGTCCCCAATACTATCAACTTCGTTCAATCTTTCAAGTTTCTCAAGGCCGGAATTTTTTCCTCTATCAATAAATACATTCGTTTGTATTTCAGGCTCAAATGCCACGTTAATTAATTCTTCTTCTTTTGTAATTGGTTCTTGTACCATCCATGCGTCAATCAATCCAAAAGATTCAAACACTTGTATAGTAGTCCCATCAGTAAAATCTACATAACTACTATTCTGTATTGTATATGCCGTGTAATTTTCATTTATTTCTGTTATTTGTCCGAAAGGTTCTCCGTTTTGTATGATTAATGTCTGTTTATATTTTTGAGGTCCGTAACTTCTTAATTCTGATAATCTTGATGCGGTTTGAGCAGTTATTAAAAATGGTACATTAGTATAATTATTACTTGTCTGAGCACTAACTAAATTTACAGCATCTCCTGTAAAAATGTAGTCATAAGATACAGATGTGTTTGCCCAATTTCCATTCATTGGTGTAAAGTAAGCCGTCCCGTTTGGATTATCTACTGTAACACCTGTAAATGGTATCTGAATATACTTAATGACCGAACTAATTCCCCAAGGACTTGTCTGAATTAAATTCAACATATAAGTCATAGGAAACCCGGCGTTTACATAATTGTGTGTTAAATTTTCCGAAGCAAAAACATTAATATCTTCTACATATCCATCACCCCAGTCTATTTGAAAAGTGGACTGTTGGACAAAGTTTGAGAAATTATTTGAGGTATTATAAACTAAAACTGTATACGGATTTGCTGAACTCGCGGAAAAAATAAAATTACAAACGCTATCTTTTTGATGTATCGCTCCGTCAAATACTGTATAATGTCCATAATCAACCGCACTTTCTAATAAAAGTATTGGGACAGATAAATCGGTTAGTGTTGACGTTCCATTTGTTCCTCCACTTAACAACTGCGTCATTGATGAGTAAACGGTTGCGTCACCATAATCAATAACTGTGGTTGTTGTCCCTGTAACATCACAGCATGGGTCTTCATCCAACTGATTAGAGGTTGTACCTGAAGGGTATTGAATAGTAAAAATTTTATTCAAAATGACTTCGGGTGAAATCTTAAAATAATATTTATTTTGATTATCCATTATGGGTTAACATATTCATACCAAGTTATCGGGGTGGTGTCTCCAACCCTCGTATCTCCCAATGTAAAAACTTTATAAGTTAGAGTATCATAATCTAATTTCACTTTGTAATAAAAATAATCAGCAGGATTAAAATTTGAATTTGCAGTCCCTATTGAATTTTGCGGTGAATTCATCAATTTAACAAAAATTCCAAGTTTAGCATCAAAAAATTTAGCACTCATATAGAATGTGGAAATATCTAAATATTGCCGACTTCTTAACCAATAAATAAAAAACCCTTCTTTATCACCTAAAAAATCTAATTTGTATTTTGGAATTTTTACATTTACATCATTAACTCCAACTGTCGCAGGTTCTGTTTCCCCTTGAGTTGTTGGTAAAATTATTGTAATATAGTTTATCTGACTTGTATCTTGTGGAGTGTCATAAAAATCCAATTTAAAAAAAGAATTTCTAAACGGTTTTGAAAAATAGAATATCTGTTGTGGTGAAAACCCTTCACTCACATATGAGTTAACATAACTTATATTTCCAGGTGTTGAGCCAGATGGGGTAAAAAAGAATTGATAATTAATATCCGTTCTTAAAGATTCGTCGTGTCTTGCATGTGAAAATCTTGAAATTTCAAAATCTTCATTTGGATTAATAACACGTTTAACTATTTGGTCGTCAAAATTATCAATATTATCTAACTGACTTAAATAATCTTCATTAGTTTCTATCGGGACAACTAATTCTCGGTCATTATTATTAACCAATAATTTGAATTTATTCACAATCATCTACTGTTGGTAATTGTATCGCACCGAACACGAATTCGTTTATGTTGTTTTCAGGATAAATCTTAAAATCAACAATTTGTAATGGATAATGTGCATCATTCATATATGGATAATTAACACCATTACCATTTTCATCAATAAAACCATATGGGTATATTTCCCTCCATCTAAGTAAACCAAGTGTTTCCGAATAAAACGCATAAGGAGGAACATTTAAAATATCTAACGATGTACTTTCTTCTACGTAGTCAGTAAACTCTCTTATTTTTAATGAATTGTGGGGTTTGTAATAATATCCGTTCCTGTTAGTTGAGGCACTGAATGTAATATCAAACAATAAATTATTAAATTCAAACTTATGGAAAAATTCAGATATTACAGTTTCTTCTTGTAAATAACTATTATATTCACAAAAATCACCATCAATTGTTGTTCCGCTTGACAAATCTTTATTATAATAAAACTCATAATTCTCACCATTAAAAGTTTTACTATAATTTTGAGTTGGGATATAACTTTCGTTTAATAGATTATTGTCGTCCCACCATTGTCCTGATGTAAAAGAAATATTAAACTTATGTCCTTGTTTTAATGATGAGTTAGTTGTAGTATTCGGTCTCGGTCTATTAAACCATCCAAAATAACCTTTATTAATTATAGTTAAAAATAATTCACTAATTGGTCTGTTCAAATTATCGGTGTAACCTGAAATTATAATATCTTTAGCAAAGGTTATATTAAAATTTTGTGTTCCATCTTGTTCCGCAACCCTTGATATGTAATTCGGGGTTAAAGCACTTGTCATAAATTTTTTCTTACTAAAAAACCCATTTTGTGAAAATGCAGTTTTAAGTGGAACAACGTCAGTAGGATTAGTTATAATTTTGTTCCTTCTAACATAATATGTTGATTTAGTGTCTTGTGGATTTGTAATATCGACAACTTTTTTAAATAACCCAATAGAAGAGTTTGCAAAAAATGGTGTTTCGTATCCAATATCCTGAATATTAAAAATAAATTCATCACTACCATAAGATTCAGTACCCAATAAATCAACCTGAAAGTATTTATTCCCACTAACTCCTGTCCACCCCTCTTGAAATTCAATTTCAACATAGTCACCATTCATTAGATTGTGTTTCATAGGACATCTAAACGCAATGTATATTCTTCCATTTATCGCTTGTCTTGATATTATAAACGGAATACCTTCGGAACAAGTCCAAGTAATTGAGTTTGTGGGTGAAAAATAATGTTGCAGTGTTTTACCTGTGTTACTTTCAAAGGCGTAACTTAAATAATATTGCCAATTATATGTTAGTGCCGATTGTGTTGCAAAATCAATATGAGTTGTATCAACATCATTTCTATAAAAATTAAATTCTTTATATGGTGGATATCCATACCAAGTTCCTGGATGTGTTCCTCCGGGTATTGAATTTTCCGCATCAGTATAAATTAAGTCATTTAAAAAAGGTCCGTAACTTGTTCCATTAACATTTGTAGTTCCAGTATATGCATTATAAAAAATAACTTTAGTAGTAAATGATGGTCTAAAAATAGAACAATTTTGTCTTTCACTATTAAAAAGTTCAGGTAGATTAATAATTGCCGACCTATCGTATTCTTCAAGTTCTTGAATTTTACCATCCATAAATGGAGTTAATCTCATATTACGATTAGGACTATTTGCAAATTTAGCCGAGCCTAAAAGAATTTCTATATTTTCATAACCACCCATTATAAATCAGTTTCATTTATATATTTAGTTCTAAATTTGTCATACGCACTAGCACCTTTTTTTAATCCAAAATAAAAGAAAAATGGATTATTAATTTGTCTTCTATTTGTGAATCCACTTGGAACTGAGTCAGTAGCATTTCCATTACTATCCACATTATAAATAAACCCTTTCCAATATTTTGAATTCGATGAACCGACAATTATTGAGTGGGATGCCGGAGATATTCTATCTATTGACTGGTACTTATATTGGAAATATCCACTTTCATTTGTCCCCCAATTATTATTTTGATTACCAAATATTGTATTAGATTCGGTTGTTTTAATATCCCACTCATAAAATGGGACAACTTGTGAGAATGTTTTAATATATCCAAAATCAGAAGGTAGTGCGGCAGTTGAAGCATTTTCATTCCATATTTTTCTTTTTGGGGTTATGTAATCTCTATTTTGATTATTTCCTGAAAAAAAGATTTCAAAATAAGCGTTTTGGGTATTATCTCTTTTAACTTTAAATGCAGTTTCAACATCATAACTTTCAGGTGAAAACTCGGCGATTCCAAACTCAGAATTTATTGCCGCCATTTGGGAATAGTCGCCATCAATAGTTCCTGGAAATAAAATATTTCCACTTGGATTCCACCTTTTGTTTTTGAAAAATCCCGCAATTGATGGGTCTGAACCTCCACCAATACCGGGTAAAAATATACTTATAAAGTTTTCATTAACAAAACGACTTAAAATCATTAAATTCATTATGTCAGATACGTTTTTAAATGACGTAGCGTCTAATTGGTCAACAATATATCCATCATAATCATCATTAAATACTATTTCTTGCAAATAAGAAACTTTAGGACCTAAATCCATTATAGTGGTTGGAAAACCTAATTGTTTTACATTACCAAACCCGTTTGAGCGTTCATTAGAATCTCTTCCAATAAATTTACCGTTGTTATCATTATAAGGTGAACATCTATAATAAAAATTATTTGTTGGGTCGTGAAAATACATTAACTCCGTACAATAATTGTAAACCGGTTTATTTTGATTATCATAAAAAGTACTCATTTGAAATGGAAATGCATACAGTGTTCCATTTATCCAAGAATTTCCAAATGTGTGAGAAAACACATCAAAACAAAGAGCAATATTTAATTTTATCCTTTGCATAAATTCAATTATTAATTTGAAATCTTTAACAATAGAAATTATTGGGAATGAAACTAAACTATAACATCCAAATCCATAATTAAACCAAGACCTAAATCCACCAACATTATAATTTTTACCGCAACAAGTTCCATCACTTTCATCACATGGTTTAATAGATACAGTATTGTCATCGTTTACCACATAACACTCTAATGGGACTGCCTTTGAACAATCCGATAATGATTCAATAACATTAGTATACTGAGCCGGGGTGTCTCCAGATTCTATCTCAACAAAAGTATATATTTCAGGTGCGTTTCCTAAAGCTTGACTTGACCCTGATTCGTCTAATAAATAGATTGTAAATCCAGGATTTTGATGCATTAATAAAATTCCATTTCCAGTTGTATCTCCTGTAGGTATTTGAGTTGATGACGGTAATCTATCAGTTCTCATAACTAATTTATTTGGATTTAACATCTGAACCGTTGTACTTGGTGAGTAGATATTTGACGTATATGTAGTTGTCGTACCTACAGTATTTTTCACAGTTTCTCCACAATAACTACTTGTTGAGTATGATAAACTTAATTCAGCCAAACTACCCCCTTCATAATACTCACCAACCGCATACCCATAACTTGAATTATTCCCGTTAGTAAACCACCATCCTGTTTTTATATTATAAAAAGTATTACAATCACAATCAGTTGTACTAGCAATTGCATCACTATCAGTTTGAACTTTTGATAAGAAATTTGATGATAAAACAGTTAAAGGTGTTGTTGAACTAGTTTCTCCCAATCTCGAGTAATATCTTATTAAATTACTAGTGTATGATGAGAATGTTTCTTGAACATTAAATGTTCCTCCAAAAAATATACTTGTCCCAAAATCAGTCGCATTATTTGTAGTAAACTGATTATGTCTTGGTAATTTTAATGAACTTGACGATGATTGGATTGGTATATTTAAATTATACTCTCCTGTGATTGTCAAACCCGCTTGTCCATAGTTTGTCCACCCAAATATTCTTGATAAATCAATTTCTTGTTGAACTTTTGGAGAATGTGGGTCAACTCCTCTTTGTAGAATAATAATTCCCAAACCTTGAACTCCATCATAATAATATAAAGGTGTTTGTATATTAGAACCTGAAGGCTCAGCATATGAAGGACTTGGAGCTAACGCCACACTTCTCCATAATTGGTCGGTACAATCCGTATTAGAACCTAAATAATCACCAACAATATCAAAAACCCTCATTTGATTGTTCAAATATCTGTTTAAAAAATCAGGTTTACTGGTGTTTCTGTTAAGAAAATTACTTGTAATATTTGTGTTGTTTTCAGTTAAAGCAGAAAATGAACTTAAAGTCAATCCAGTTAAAACTTGAAAATATTCCATATCAGTTGGAAATGTTAAATAATCTTTTGTCTCACTACTGTAATTAATAGTATATGTAACTGAATTACTTACTGTCGGATTTGATGGTGATGCGAAATTAACCGTCCATTGAGCTCCGTTTGACATTGGGGTTCCTGTTATAGAGTTTGTTCCTCCTGTATTTGTAATAGACGCACCTGTCAAGTTTGGGTCGGTAGATAGAGTGGGGTCACTAAATGAAAGTAATTGACCCGCAATAAAATTACTTAATTCTGCCCCGTCAACAACTAACACCATCGTATTATCATAATGGTAGATATTACCGTTACCTGTTACCGTTCTTTTTACTTGGTTCCTACCAACACCTGCATTTACAGATGTTGTATCAAAATATTTATCTTTTAAATTAAAAGTATTTAATTTTTCAGCAATTGTTAAAGAGTTTGTAAATAAAACATCTATATACTCAGGTCCATTACCTGTGTTTGGAGTGTCTTCATAGGTTGTTGTCTGATTTGGTCCTTCCCATATATAAGGAAAATCAGTTCTAAATTCAGGTACATCATAAGCATCCGCACTATTGAAGTTTGCTAATGGGCTACTATTAATTGTACCAGTTTTAGCCGCTGTTAAATTTTGTTGTAATCCATTTACAGTTTCATTACCGCTAATATCAATTTCGGAATCTTTACAGTCACATCTTTCACATCCATCCTCAGTGTATAATAAAAGTGGTAGTTTTATATTTCTAAACCAATTATCACCATATTTAACTCTTTTAGGTTTATCACCACAAGGTTTTTGACTTTTGCCTAACCAACTTCTTATTTTATTAATTGCCTTACATATTCCGTGTATTAACATTTGTATTACCCATACAATTTGCATAATCAAAAATATAATCGGCCATAAAAAAGCAAGTAAGTGCATTGGTATGACTATTGAAAATAGAACGTATTTTAATATTATAAAAATGAAACTAATTAATACAAATATTGGAACAAACCTATATTGGACATCATTAACCGGTAATTTATTCACCGATTCATCACAATCATCAGTATTTATATTTTTAATTTGTAACGTATTCCAAGTAAATCTTCGTGAAGTATACCTGTCAAGTAATTGTGATATGGTATAAACTTTATTATACTTCATAAAATAAAAAGTATCCTCACAATCAATTGCCTCTTGTGGATTGTTATAATCATACCAACTTAAACTAAAGGCATATGACCTTTCTAAACTATATTTGACCAATGGTATTTTTTCAAAAATCCAAGTAGATGTTGCGCCAGTATCATTGTATGTTGGGGTGATTGATATTATGTCATTAGATGTTAGCATAATGTCCTCTTTATTACCAACATATGGATTACCATCTAATTCAACTACAAAATCAGTTACATTTGTTTTTGATTTTACACGATAAACATAACCTGATTGCCCTATTATATTAATAAGTGGGTCATTTGTTTGAACAGTAAAGGTTTCAGTTGGGTAAAGTAGTGGGTCTTCATCACTACTTGTCCATCCGTGTTCTTTAATATTTGGAACTAAAAAATAACCTCTTCTATTTTCCTCGTTAAGACCTGAAGGTTGTTGCCATTTAATCTTAAATCTATATTTACCGTTTGTTGGAATTCCTAATTTTGGGTCATCACTTAATACTTGTTCTCCATTTTCATTAGTATAAACATAATCCAAGTTCATTGGGACTTCTATCATCCAAGTCCCGTCAGCGTCAATTAATTTACCGTTTTGTGGTAATTCATACTTTTCTAAAATAGGTAACCCATCATCATCAATATCAATAGTTTGTCTTATCGCAACAATCTGACCAGGTCCAGTGGTTAACTGACATAATTGACCTAATTTTGATTTAACTTTACATTTTCTTTTAACTTTTTTGGTAGTGTCCGATGAGAATATTGAACCCATAAACACTGCTGTAGGTTGGATTGTGATATTACTCTGACTATTACTTAAATCAAAATCTGTTCTTGTAATACCTACTTGACAAGTGTCGTCTTGTCCCCAAAACGCATTAACCTGAACTATTTTTGTTTCATATATGATTTGAGGGAGTTCATTAAAATTATTTGAAGTTCTAAAAAAACTGCCATTAAACTGATTTTCAGTTCCTCTCCCAATTCTAATTAAATCTTGAGGGGTCATTGAGAACTCTCCAATGTCCGACAAATCAACATTTAATACCACAGTATGTGTACCAACAGGAACACCGTATATCATATAGTCCCCACTTTCATTTGTAGTGACCGTATATTTGTAATATTTTTCAAATAGTTCTGAAGCAACAGGGTCTTTTAATACATCCTCTCTCGTTGGGAATGTCCCTGTGGGGGCATGTCCGGGATATGAAGGAGTATAAGGTAAAAGATTATACCTATATCCATCTTCATTTACATCTTCAAGTGTTTTATATGGATAATATGATGTTAAAACTAAATTATTTTCATCTTCAGGTTTTAATGGAATAAATATTGATACTTTTGCTTTAGGTATCCCATACCCTCCATTAACAAAAATCCTACCCGCAATAACCCCATAATCAGCACAACCAATAGGATAAACATCCTCTTGCCTAATTTTTAAAGACAATAATTCTATTTCTTCAAAATCTTGGTTAATGTTTACCGTTAAGTTTTGGTCTTTGCCAGGTGTCGTCTTAATCCTATATATTTTACCCATCGGATTTTATTACATAAATAGTTATGACAGCATTTTTATAAACACAATCACCTAAATTATAAGTCCGAATAAAATAAAATAAATTAAGAAAGTGATACTGATTGGAAGTTTTTAACTCTAACTCTAATATCTCTTGTTGGGAATCTTACTTGGTATACCTGATTTGGTAATGCAAATATTGTCCCGTCTTGTGGTTCAATTAATTTAGTTGTAGAATCAGCGTACGCCATAGAAGTTTGTGATGATGAATATTCCCCACCAACTTCGTTAAATATATCAATTTGAGTCACTGAAATCACCCCATTTTCAGATTGTAATACTCTATTAATTTCAGAAATATTAACATTCTGTCCTAACTCTCTATTAGCCGGACTAAAATAGTTTGATATCTTATCAATGATTGACGTAATGATATTACCTTGATTTTGAGTCGACTCTAACACAACATAGACATCCAAACTTAAATCAACAACATCTGCAGTTTCAATTGCAATGTAGTCATTAATCATTCTGAAGTTAGATAGGTAGGTCGCCAAATTATCCAACAACGCATTTGATACTGTGTTTGTCAATGCCCCTCCTGTGTCGTATGAAAGGATTTTAACTTTAATTTTATTTTCCTCTTCCATTACCGCAACTTTAGCGGGAGCTCCGAATTGACTTGGCATCTTTCTAATTAACGCTTCATAATCATTCACGGTTACCGCTCTGTTTTGACTAGCAAAGTTAAATGCAACATAATTTCTAACTTCTTCTAATGTTGGTTGTCCTGCTCCACCAATCGCCGCAGTTACGTTATTACATCTTAATGAATTAATAACCGCAGTATTTGTAGTTTCTGATGGTCCGTTCACGACAAAAATAACTGTACCAATTTGATTAATTGTATTCACTCCAACATTACTGCCAACACCTCCACCTGAGCGATACTGAATGAATAATGTTGTGTTTGGTTTAAGTGTTGAGCCCAATGAAAAATTATTTAAAAAATTTTGTATGTTAGGTAATGTTCCAGAATTTGTAAATTCTCTTAATTGGTCTTCCGCAGAACCTGTTCCACCACCAAAAGTTAATTTCATGAATCCTTCAGGTGTAAATTCAGTAATGAATCTATTGTTTGTTTGTATCCACCTACCAATCTTTACACCAGGTTTGTCTGATGGTTTAGTCGAATCTTCAATGAATACCCTATCTTGAGCTAAAGCATCTACCTCATACCATCTACCATTATCTCCCAAAAATTCTTGAGGTCCTGGTACATTAGCATAACTTGTTCCGTCTTTTTGAATCACACTTGTAATACCCAAAACATTTTTACCGGGTAAGAAAATTTCATAAAACGGTCTTACATCATTTGGTGTTATAACTTGTTTGAAAACTTTTGTAACCCCATTAACTACTAACTCTCTTTTTGTGATTGTATAATTAATTAAATTACCTCTTGAGTCAAAATTTGGAATTTTTAATCTATTCGGATATCCTTGACTATTATATGGTGATGTAAAATCAATATCATAAATTGTTTCAAAAATCTGTCCCGCCCCTAAAATTTGTGAACCTCTTCTTAATATACCTTCATATCTTTCATCATCTTTATCACCATTTGCCGGTACTGTAATTGAAAACTCAACCAATGCCACTGAAGGTCTTTGTCCAGGAATTTTTAAACCATACGTTCTTGCTAAATTATATATTGACGACCTTTGTTGAGCAAACTGTAGTACAGTTTCTTGAACACTTCTATCAATATGATAATGTAAGTTATCAGAAACCGCAGCGTTCAAATCCATAAACACCGAGAAAACTGATGCGTCGTTAAAATTATCAATCAATTCAGGGTAATAAGCTTTAACAAAATTTACAAGTTCAGTTCTTATCCCTTGAAAGTCCCTGACGGTATACGATATTCTTTTTTCAGCCATAATTTTAAATATTAATTATTACAAAATCTTTTGAGTTGAATACGTTGTCGGTGACAACATAATCAATTCTAACTTTTGCGGTGTATTCTTTATTACCCATTCCTGTCATATTATAATTCCTTCCTCCAGAATCTTCTGTGGATATTGCGGAATCAACATCATCATTTGATGCATCAGTAATGGATATTTTTGAAATTTTAAGGTTTGGTATATATTTTTCACAAGATTGTCTAATCTCAGCTTCAATGCTATCAAATGTCAATCCATCCATTGGTTCAAAAATATATTCATATAATCTACTACCAAAATCAGGTAAATAATATCTACTACCTCTTCTTGTTAATAAAAGGTGAACTAAATTATTCCTAATCTCATCATCAGCAGTTTGTGATAAACTTAAATATTTTCCAAATTGTGAAATTCTGAATGGGAAATCAATACCATATGTTTTTCCATTTGCCATATCAAATAAATATAAAGTGCTCTGTTATTTGATAAATAGTTAAAATAAAAAACCCAACTTATGTTGGGTTTTAATATTAGGATGAACATCCAAAACAATCAAACTGACTATTGTCGGGTTTTGGAGGTAAATTCATACTTGAATAATCTACCTTTGGTGGTTCAGGTGTTGGGTTTGGTTTTTTTAATTTTGTAGTGTCAATTGCCAAATGTTTTGCCCCTGTTGAAATCGCTTTTGTTCTAACATAATAACAAAGTGTTTTCAATCCTTTTTCCCATCCATAGAAATGTGAAGATGAAATTTTTGACAATGTTGGGTTACCCATATAAATATTCATTGATTGTGATTGGTCAATAAACGGAGCTCTGTCAGCGGCCATTTCAATCAATGACTTTTGTGAAATTTCCCAAATTGTCTTATACTTTTCAATCAATCTTTCAATACGTTTAACTTTGAAGTTGTACCTTTTGTCTTCTGTGTCTAAATAGTTTAAGAAATTAATACCTTGAATTGAACCTTCATTCATAATGATTTCATTCTTCAAATCTTCACACCAAACTCCAATTTTTTCAAAATCATTAATCAAATACTTGTTAACAATCATAATTTCACCACCAACTACACGACGATTGAAGATTGCAGAATGAGCGGGTTCTGTCATTTCGTATGAACCTGTAATCTTAGCAGAGGATGCAACAGGCATTTGAGCGGTGAATAAAGAATTACAAACACCATACTTTTCAACATTTTGTTTTAAGACATCCCAAGGCCATCTTCCTGATAAATCTTCTTCTTTTAATCCCCACATATCAAATTGGAAATTTCCTTGTGACATAGGTGAACCTTCAAAATGTGAATATGGTTTGTATTCACCATCCATACACAATCTATTACTTTCAGTGACTGCTGCAAAATAAATTGTTTCAAAAATTTCCTTATTTAACTTACGAGCCTCATCTGATGTAAAAATATAATCCATCAAATAGAATACGTCAGCAAGTCCTTGTGTACCAATTGCGATTGCCCTTTGAGCAAGTCCTCCAATTCTACCTTTTTCAGTTGAGTAGTTGTTTATATCAATAACCTTGTTCAACGCTCTTACTACTTTACGAGTTTCTTCGTATAGAAGTTTGTGGTTAAATTCACCATCCTTAACAAAGTTTTTCAACACCATAGATGACAAAGTACAAATTGCGGTAGTGTCTTCATCGGTGTATTGGTAAATCTCGTTACAAAGATTTGATTGTTTAATTACCCCAATGTTTTGGTGATTAGTCTTTTTATTAGCATTGTCTTTAGAACATAGGTATGGAACACCCGTCTCAATTTGGGACTCAATAATCTTATTCCAAATTTCTTGAGCTTTAACTTTTTTACCAATACCTAATTCAACTGCCTTATTATAGTTTGTTTCATACTCATCACTATAACATTCCTGTAATGGTTTAATCCCATTCTTTTTAATATCGTTAGGACAGAACAAATACCAATCGTCGTTGTTTTTAACCGCCCTCATAAAGTTATCAGGTATCCAAAGAGCCGTGAATAAATCTCTTGCTCTCAATTCTTCAGCACCTGTATTTTTTTTAATATCCAATAAATCAAAGATATCTTTATGCCAAGGTTCCAAATAAATTGCCGCAGAGCCAGGTCTTCTTCCTTGTTGGTTAAAGAAACGAAGTGACTCGTTCACAATCTTCAAATACTTTAACAATCCACCAGCATACCCACCCGAAGAATTAATACGACTCTCCTTACTACGGATGTTTGACATACAAAGTCCAATACCCGCAGCGTCTGAAGAATAAGTTGAAATGTCTCTCATTGTATCCAAAAGACCTTCACGTGAATCCGCATCGTTATACTTTAATACACAAGATGCAAGTTGTGGAGTTTTAGTACCAGCATTAATCATAATTGGTGTTGCCGGAGATATAAGTTGTGTTGACAATGACTTGTAATATTCAACCGCTTCCTCAAATGATTTTGTAACCCATAAAGCAACACGCATATACATATGTTGTGGTCTTTCTACAGTTTTACCTGTTGGTAATTTCAAAAGATACATTTCTTGTAATGAACGCCAAGCAAAATAATCAAAGTTATAATCATTATCGTGATTTATCACATCATCAATGTTACTAGGACCATATTCTTCAATAGTTTCCATTAACTTATCGTTAATAATACCATCAACATGCAACATATGCATAGTATTTGAAAAACTTGGGTCGGTTTCTTTATGATATGATGAAATAGCAACTGATGAAGCCAATCGGGAATAGTCGTGATGACTTCCCGTAAACGCCGCAGCAATTTCATAAATTAGTTTGTCTAAATCTTTGGTTGTAATAATACCTTCAGTTGGTACTGAAGTTATTACTTTAATAAAGATTTCATCAGAATTTACGGTCAATCCTTTGGCCGCTCTTTTAATTCTGTTGTAAATTTTTTGTGGGTTAAAAGACGCATCTTCACCACTACGTTTTTTAATTCTTAATGACATCATAGTTTAAAAAGATAGTAAATTAAAAGTCATCAGTAAATGAGAGGGACTCATTTAATTTTGCTTTTTGATATTCAACTGTTCTTGACTCAAAGAAATTACCTTTTGTTTCAACGGCAATTTGCTCCATAAATTTAAATGGTTGTTCTACATTAAATTGTTTCTTACATCCAAATTTAACAAGCAATCCATCAACCACAAATTCCAAATATTGTTTCATTAAATTTTGGTTCATTCCAATCAATGAAACAGGTAATGATTCGGTAATAAATTCTTTTTCAATTTCCAAAGCCGACAAAAGAATTTCTTTAATTCTTTTTTCACTTGGTTTGTTTTCAACGTGATTATTTAACAAGTGAATCGCAAAATCACAATGTAAGTTTTCATCCTTAAAAATCAAAGAGTTTGCATTACACAATCCTTGCATAATTCCACGAGATTTCAACCAAAAAATTGAACAGAATGACCCAGAAAAGAAAATACCTTCAACTGCAGCAAATGCTACCAATCTTTCTTGGAATGACGCATTTTCAATCCAATCTAAAGCCCATTTAGCCTTCTTTTGAACTGCGGGTAGGTTATCTAGTGCGGTGAAACATTTGTTCTTTTCTTCCTCATTTGAAATGTAAGTGTCAATCAATAACGAATACATCAATGAGTGAATATTTTCCATTGCAAGTTGCATACCATAGAAGAATTTTGCTTCAGGGTATTGAACTTCTCTATAAAAATTCTCCGCTAAATTCTCATTAACAATACCATCAGAAGCCGCAAAAAATGACAATACATTTTTAATAAAATATTGTTCATTTTCTGACAAATTCTCCCAATCTCTAATGTCATTTGATAAATCCACTTCTTCAGCCGTCCAAAATGCGGCTTGGTGCATTTTGTAATATTCCCATATATCATTGTATTGTATTGGGAATATTACAAATCTGTTTGGGTTTTCTTTTAAAATTTTTTCCATAAAATATTATTTAATCTGTTTTAATAATTATACTTGTTGTTGTTTTCTTTTCTCCATAACTTCCTTAATTCTGTCCTTTTTTTGCTGCTCTCTGTTTTCTTCTAATCCCAAGAAAGTAACAGAACTTTCAGTGTCAATTTCCATTAACTCATTATTAAATTTACAATTCTCAAAAACAATCCCGTCTTTACCAATACGTGATTTTGTAATTGCAATTGTTGCCAAATTTAATTCTTTTTGTTGTAAAGTTTTAGCAATTGTGATAATAACGTGACCAACTTGAGCCTTCTTAATTGACCCACCCATTTGGTCGGTAGTAACAACCTCTGACGAGATTGAGCTTCTATTACCTTGTGTTGCCGTCCATCCTGCAATATGTAATTCGTGACACATCGCTTCAAATGCTCTCATAACCGAACCCTCACTTTTCCATTCGTCTTCCAAAGATTTTTCAGGAGTTACACAATCAATATAATCTAAAATAACCACATCAATATTAATTCCATCAGCAATCATTTTTCTTAATTGATTCTTAATTTGATTCATTGTTAAAGTATCAGATGGAAGTTTTTTAAGGATAAGTTTGTTTTCCATCTTATCCTTAATTTCCTTCACTTTCTCCAATACCTCTTCTTTATGTTCTCCCAATCTGTCAGGTGCAATTCCTGTCCACATAGTGAAGTGCTTTCTTTGGATAATCTTGGGGTTATCTTCAAAAAAAATCTGAAGAACATTAAATCCCATATTGAAAGCGTGATTGGCAATTTTAGATGTTACGGTTGTCTTACCTACACCTGTTGGTGCCAATATCACACCGATTTCACCCTTCGCCAATCCACCTTTAAGTAGGTTGTCAATTCCTGGTATCCCCATCGGGATTGGGTGTCTGTAATCGTCAGATAATACATCATCAAGATTTTCAAACACATCCCCAGTCCCCCTATCAACTTCTCCCACTTGTAAAGCCCCTCTTACCATTTCTTCAAGTTGGTCGTAGTTTTCAAACTCACCTGAATCAATAATTTTTTGAGCTTTACCCATTACCTTCTGTAACTCTTGTTGTTTACAGAATTTTAATGCTTTTTCTTGGACAAATGTTTTACCTTCATCAGGTGCGATTTTAATCTCACCTATTGTGTCCAATACAATTTTTCTTGCTAATTCTTGTGAAATTTCACTTTTTGCAATTTGAGACAGAGTTTCAAAATTAGGACTAGCTTCGTACTTTGAGTAGTATTCTTTAATCATTTGGATAATGATTTTATAATACTTGTTTTCAAAATAACTATTCTCCACTACCTCCACAATTGAATGTGCGAAGTCCTTATCTGTGATGATTTGATTCAGTAATTGTAACTGAAATGTTTGTCCTAAATAATCAAAATTCTTGTCTGTACTCATAAGTGTCTGTTGGTTTTTTGATAAATATTAGCGAGCCAAGCGAACACCCATATAATCTAAAGTTAAATTTTTTGATGAAAAAACTTCAGTTAAATTTCTTAACAAATCTTTCAATAGGAACCTAACATCCACAGTGTACCTTACTTTTGGTGGGTAAATTTTAGCATCAAATTGTCTGTGGTGAATAACTTCCCCATCAATTTTAACATAGATATTAAAGTTTTCAGGTCCGTCAGTAAAAGAAGTTTCCATCACTTGTGGGTCTTCTGCAATCTGAAATTCGTTCTCAAGCAAATAGTCCACAGACCTGATTTTCAAATATCTTTTAAGGTCTTCTGAAAAGTCAAAAAGTTCATAGTATACATCCATAGAATTTTTTGACTTGGGGTTAAACCCGCGAACGTTGTAAAATCGCTGTACAACGATGTTTTCATTTAGAGTTAATAAAAACTCCATTTTTGTCATTTCATTTTGATTCATTTTTTATTTGTTTTTTGGTTTGTTTTTTTCTTTTCTGGTTAATTTCATAAATGGTTTAAGGAAGTATGTCCAAGCATCATCACTTTTTGGTAGATACTTAAATAATCCATCTTCAACCATATACTTGATAATGTTTCTGTAACTTCTACCTTCTTGTTCTAATGTTTCATTAACAATTTCGGTAATTTCTTTTTTGTCCTCATCGGTGAGGAGAGGGTTTGATAAATCAACAATTTGTTCATTAACTTGGAAAAATTCGTTTTCAAATATACCTGATTTTGTTTTACCTGTTAAAAGATTTTTTAAAGTTTGGTTATCTTTCTGTTCCTTTAATAAACCTTCAGCCTTTGTCAAAATATCGGTATAAGAAACTTCTTTTTCAAGTATCTCGGGAAAAAATTTTACTAAAGTTTTTTCACCCAAAAGATAGATGCCTTCAATATTATCAGATTTATCACCTGTCAATATTTTTAAAGTTTTAACATTATAATGAGGGAATTCAAAATCATCAAATTTAATCTTATCCCCGTGTTTAAATGTTGATTTAAGTGAAGGTGAATATATTGATACATTTTCCGAAATAAGTTGGGTTAAATCCCTATCTGAAGAAAAAATCAATTTATCTTCGTTTTCAGAAACTTGACAATAATACGCAATTAAATCATCAGCTTCTCTGCCACTCACTTCAAGTTGTCTGATGTAAACTTCTTCAAGATATTGTTTGATACGATTTTTTTGTTTTAGGTAGGACATAAAGACTGCGTCCTCCATAGTCAATCTACGATTTTGTTTGTACTTGGGGTAAAGAATCCCACGTAAACTTGTGGAATCTTCACCATCCCAAAATACAACAACTTTGTCAAAATTTTGTTCGTCAATGAACTTACGGAGCGTATTCATAAAATGATATAACGCCCCGATATGTTCACCATTATGAAAGTAATCTTTCACCCCGTGGAAACCAATCTTCATCAGATTGTTCCCGTCAACAAGCAATGTTTTTTTCACTGAAAACTAATTAAAATTGTTCGTTTTCAAAAGTTTCTTCAGATTCATCAAGAGTGATTTCTCCTGTTCCTGAAAGAATTGCGTTCCAATATTGGGAATACTCTTTTTTGTATTTTTCAAGAGCGTCTTTATCATCAGCAATATATCCTTGTGGTGTTGCAATAATCTTACCATCCTTATATCCTAAACCATTAATATGGTTCTTTAAAACTGATATTTTAGTTCTGATAGCGTAAGATACCGTTCTACCATTTTTAGTTGCCGTAATGTGATTAATTCCGGCATTTTTCTGATTACCAAACAAGAATACAAGTGCCGATGCTAACCAAAGAGCCTCACCCCCTTTTGCTTTAATTGTTGGTTGTCCAAATGGATTATCAGGTAGTTCAACCCAAGGTTGGTTAACCACTACCATTGTATTGTAATAAGGATAATCTTCTTTCTTTGATTTTGTAATACGAGCGTGAACACCCATACCAATTTTATCCGCCAATACAGATGCGTTATGTTGTTTACCACCTTTACCATCAAAGGTCATTTTACAGGGTATAGAACCTACAGAGTCCCACAAGAAACAAAGTGAATAAGGAATATTCCCTTTCTCTTGTTCGTCCAATATTTCATTAATATAATCCGTTACTTGCTCAATGTAATCAAAATTGTCGTTAAATAGGAATTGTCCATCCCATTCTCCGTCAGTCATTTCGGCTTGTAATCCCAATTCTACTGCGTGGTCCCACGACCATTTCTTTTCAGTAATAATGAAAACGGGTAAATGCCCCTTCTTCTGTGCCGATACAGCAGCTTTAACAAGAGCCGTGGTTTTCGAAGAGTTTGAATGACCGAGGAACATATTGATGTTACCCAAAGCAGGACCAGGTATACCACAAGCACTATGGAACGCTTCATCCACTTCATAAAACTCCGTGTCTTTGTATTTAGTTTTCGTAGAATACTTGTTCTTGATTGCATCTAATGAAAATTCTTTTTTCTTTATCGCCATAAATGTCTATGCGTTTTAATTGTTAGTATAAAAATAAAAAAGGATGGACACTTTGTCTATGTTAGTGTCCATCCATATAAATTAGAATGGTAAATCACCATCTGGTTCATCACCAGCTTGTGGGTCAGCATATGATGAAGAACCTCCACCCATACTCATTTCCGCAGATTCACTGTTACCGTAAACATAACCACCTTTGTCAGAATCCCATCTTGGAGTTTCTCCACGAGCAATCGCTTCAAGATATTCAGTTGGTTTTTTAGAGTAAACATCTCTCCAAGTTAATTCGTCATTAACCCAAGATTTACCTGTTGTTTCATCTGTGTGGATTGGATTTGCATCATCATACATAACTGTTTGGATGATTGTGTATTCCTTACCTTTAGGAGTTTTTGCTTTAGCCAACTCAATGATAAGGTCACGTCCTTTTTCAGGGTCAGTGATATCACCTTTAGCTTTCCAAATTGGAATGATTTTGTCAAGAACACCTTCGTTCTTATAGTTGTGTTTGAAACGCCAGAACTTTGGTCCGTCCGCTTCATTATCACGGTCAATCACTTTAACGATGTAGAATTTACGAGCTTTGTACTGTTTGGCAAGTTCTTTGTCAGAATCTTTACCTGTACTGATAAGTGCATCGTGAACATCTGTTAAAGGTGATGTTTCGTTGTCATTTTTCCCTGGGTCATACAACTTGTTCCATTGTCCACCGATTTGAACTTCGTGAAACCACGCTTCAACAAATGGTGAACTACCATCCTTTGTAGGAAGGATACGAACTCGTTTTTGAGCCGATGATTGATTTTGTGGAAGAATTGCTGCGAAATACTTTTTCATTCGCTCTTCCTGCGTCATTTTACTTGACGCTCCGCCTGATTGTTTTGATTTTTCGTACTGTGCCAGAACTGAATCTAATACTGATGACATAAATTATAAGTTTTAAAAAAGTTAATTATTAAAACAAATATAATCCAAAATTGTCAAAAGTCAAATTAGACCTTATATAAATCTTGGTCGTCAGCAGGTGGCATAAATGTTTTCTTAATTTCAGATGGTGAGTAATCCTCTACCTCATCGGAAGTTAAAATATATTCATTTTTTCCACTTTTTTCTAAATCCTCTTCTTTATCTTCAAAGAAATCAGAAAGTTTTTGATTAAATGGATATGAGTCCAAACTTCTTAACTCTAATTTTTCTTCAGGAGTTTTTGGTTTCATTTTATCAACCTTAATTTCAAGTTGATTTATTTTATCAACAATTTGGTCCATATCTGCCAATTTAGATGTTAACTCCTCAAGTTGTCCAAACAATTGTCCAAAGTATTCATCTTGTTTTGATTGAATGTCTTTTTGGGAATTTACCAAATCAGTTATTTCCAATTCTTCAGAACCGTCTTCGCCTCCTGTTTCTTCAGATTCTCCAGTATCATCAATTTTCTCAACATCTGTATCAGTTTCAACATCAACAATCTCAGGTTCAGCCGGTGCGGGAGGACCTGCGGGGGCTCCAGGTGCGGGTGGTGGAACATCTGCGGGAGCACCAGGTGCGGGTGGTGGAACATCCCCACCTGCAGGAATTGGTTCATCTGCGGCTAACGCATCTTGTTCATTAAGATAATTATTGATACTTCTATATCTTTTAATTTCGGAAATAATTTTTTTGTCAATTGCCATTTTACTTATCCATTTAATAATCTTTTAATTCCGTGAGGAGTTTCAACATTAACTCTTTTGTTAACATTCATAGTGTTGTCCACTCTTTCAATAAGTCCATCTTTCATTCTAACAGTGTAGCAATCTCCACTATCTAAATCACAAACTTCCTTAAATCCGTTTCCAGCGTCTTTTTCAGAATATCTTGTTTTTTTACCAAGATAATTGTCTAAAATTAATTGTATGCTCATAACTTTATTTTATATATAAATATACTGATTATTTGAAATTACAAAACTCTTGAGGCTTTAGCTTCTTTTAATGTCAGTTTAATGTCATTTTTTAAAGCATTCCAAGCATCTTCATTGTCTTTCTTAAAAGAATCAATCTGATTATCTGTCATAGATAACCACAATCTAGCATATTCTGCAAAAGTATTATTTATGAAATCGTCAGGGATTGTCCCACTTGAAATTTGAGATTCTGTAGGTATTACTAAATTACCTCCACTGAGGCTATAATAGGCAGCAATCATTTGTATTGCATTGTCATAACTTTCAAAAGACGCCATTGGTATTGATTTACCTCGTCCATCTTGTTGACAATAATATTCTTTTTTAAAGAACCTATTTAAACTTCCACCCCAATCCCTATCTAACCTTACTTTACCTGCATTATAATTAAATCCTTTCATCCCAAATGTTGTCGAATCATAAATCGTATAATAAACTAACCATCTCACATTTTCATTTGTTATGACCGATAATTTTTGTTGGAATCCAAAAGGTGAGAGTTGGTCTTTTTCTGACGCTTGAACAAATTCATAAGTATTAAACTTCGCATTAAGTAGATTACCACAATTAGGATTATCTGATGCGGTATTACTAATTTCTTGAGTAATCGGTTTTGTTGAGCCGTCTATGTTGTTAGCTGCGGTTGTCGTTGTTGTAATAATACCTTGGTTATTTATTTGAGATGCTGATTTTTCCTCTTGTTTTCTAGTTTCAATAACATCTTCCAATATTTCCCTAATAGCTCCTTGAACATATGAATCAATGGGTGGCATTGAAAACATTGATTGTCTACTTCCACCAAATGTTGTTTTAAAAGAACCAGGAGTTATTTGATGTTCAACCTTTGTAATCATATATGTCCCATTAAACATCGGTACGTGTCTTAAATTAAAATACATTAAAGGTTGAATCTGAGCATTTCCTAAACAAGTTACCGAACATTCATAACTTCTACTTCTGTAGAAATTAAAAAGTGAAGTATTTTGTGTAATTGTTTTTTTACCCGCATACTGATTAAGCTGTTGGTCTAATGCCGCGGCAGCCTCTTTGGTCATTTTTGCGGGATTTGTGCTAACATTGAATGTTGAAAATATATTTTGATTTCTAATTCCAATGTCGACATTGAATCCCACAACTCTATTTGATTTTGCATAATCTGTCTTACCTTGTAAACTTTCAATTAGTGGGTTATCGGAAGCTCTTCTTAATTCAAAAGTATCTGATTTATATCGGTAATCCTTGTTATTACCCATATCAAGATATGTTGATTTAGTATCGTTATATATACATAAAAATTTTGGTGAACTTTTCCTTGTATCTACAGCCATAAATGTTCCAAATAATGTATTACCAAATTCAAGTGTTGATTCTACTTTTGGGGTAATTTGGTCAGCAATTTCATTTGCATTATAAAAATTAATCCATTGTGGCATCATCATCGTATACATATTATGACCTTCAATAACACCATTAACAAATGTGAATGTACTTGCGGATTTATTTAAACTTTTGAACATATTTTTAAGTTCAAATGGATTTACAATTATTTTGTCGCCAATATCCCTGCTTGCCCTATCTAAAAATAAAAAATCTTCAAATAAGGTTGTTTCACTATAATCGTTACCCGCAATCCACGTATCATTTAATGCCTTGAAATCATCATACAATAAAAATTTCATTTGGTCACCATCATATGAAACTTTTTGAGTTTCTTCTGTTATTTCTTTAACATTTGGTAATTCATTTCTAGCCTTTAAAAGATAATAATTCAAAACAACATTCATATAATTTTGAGTGTTTCTTAAATAATCTCTAAAATCACTTAAAAACTTTGTTCCGTCATATGTGTTATCATTATATTTTTGTGTAGCATACATTTTAATCAATGGTGCCAATATTTTAATATTTTCTTCGGAGAATTGAACTCTGTTATCCACAAAGAAATCAGTAATGTATGACCCATTATTTGTATAAGCCATTCCAGGAGTATTAGAAAACCCAACATATGTTTGTAATGTTTTCCAAGTTTCAGGGAACGCGGCTTGAGATTGAGCTAAAGTTGTTGTCCCATTAACTGTTGGTAGTGAATTAATTTCATATTGACCAAAAGTATAAGGGTCTTGTATAAAAAATTCGGTAGATAATGCAAAACTATAAAAGGCTCTTTTATTAAATTTAGAAGGATTACCAATTTTAATGAATTTTTCATAATTCATAAACCCTTGAAAATTAGTAAAAAAGTTATTCAATTGTTTATCATAATTTTCATTAAATCTTGTAATATTATTAGTGTTTTCAGAACCTTCAAATCCAAATAAAAGTTTAAATAATAATTGAAAATTAAAATATTCTTTATTAGGAGTATTTTTTATTTTATTTACAATTTGTCTTATAGTTACATTTTCTTCTTTCTTTAAGATTTGAAATTCCCATTCAGATTTACTGAAGTTTAAAAAATGTTCTTCAAATTGGTCTAGTTCTTCTTTTGAAAATGTCCCGAACAAATCTTCAATTGAGGAGTATTGGTATCCTAGTTCAAATGATGTTTGTAGTTCCTTAGTTTTATAAATTTTTTTCAACCACTGACTTGGTGTCGGTTTTGTGATTAAATTATTATCAAAATACCCGTATTGTGAAGTCGCCCAAAACATTCTAGCAGAACCATTAAAAACTGCAGGGTTATTTGGTATTGTAATTTTAGATTTTTTTTGGGTTGAGTTTAAACAATCATATTTTGTTTGGTTTATTTGGGAACCAACTGAAGGTATGACATAACTTTTTTTAGTGTCTTTATCATTGTAAACCACTGACCAACTATTAAAAGTTAATGCTTGTTCAGGTAATGTCTCATCATAATTTTTTTCTAACGTAAATGAAGCGTTTTCATTGTTCATATAAGTAACACTTATTACACCATCCTGTATTTTTTGATTAATTTCTTGACTAGTATAACCAGTAATTAAATTTAATCCTGTAGTGAAAAGAGACATATCATTTATTAATTTTGGATAAAATCCAAGATTCATAATTGTAGTATTAACACCATTAACTTCTTGTGTTGTTTGTAATTTGATTTCACGATAATCATTTCCAAATTCACCATAATTAAATTGATATGCTAATTCAGGATTATTTGTGATTGGGTCATATAAATTGTTTACATCAATGTCCGTCCAAACTTCATCTAAAAAATCAACACCTGTTTCAATGTGGGTCTTATACCTATTCCAAACTGAACCTATTTTTAATATAAAAGCATATGGAACTTTATGTAATCCACCAAACTTGGTCATTCCTGCAAATGTGTAATCTAACGGGATTTCAACTCCATTATCCCTTGAACGATATTTTTCTCTCAAGGTAGTAATTGGTAGTGAATTAATAAACAGGTAAGCGGCTGCCTTATATGGATGCTTGTCTCCTAATTGCCATTTTTCAACTCCCTTTGATATGGCATTTATAAAATAAGGTGTATTAAGCATTGATGTGGTTTGATTATTAGTTAATCCACCTTTGTAATTAGAATACGTTAAAAATCCTTCTGTTGTAAATAATTTTGTAGCGTCAGTAAAATTATCGTAGAAATTTTTGAAATTTGTATAATTGGGTTGTATAGGCCCCGCTTCAGTAAGATATGAAAAATCCGTAACAGGTTTAACTTTATCAATTGACGCATAATTTTCAGTATTAAAATTAGCAACTAAATTTTTAGTATCATATAAAAATAAAGTTTTGGATGTATTCATTATACCGTCCGTAGTATTCCCAACACCATAAGCCATTTCATTACTAAACCACCCATTTAACGCAAATGGAAACACATCCATTAAATTTCTTTCGTTATTTTGTGTTGATTGTAAATACAAAGAAATTTTATCTTCGGTTGTTGGTGACTCCACTGATACTTTCGTATTAAATGTTTCATAATCATAAATCACAAAAGGATTGTCAGTTTTGGTTTTAATATAGGGTGTATTAAAATAACCTCTAATATAATTTTGCCAACTTTCTCCTACTCCATTGTTAGATATTCCCGCCAAGAAATTCAAATACACATTTGAATTAAGATTGTATTGTTTGATTTTTTGTATAAGGTAAGGAGAACCTGAACCTAATGATTTTTGTAAATTAATAAACTCCGCATCCCCAACGGGCATATATGATTGAGATGAAATAAAAGATGACTTATTAAATCTTTGATAAAAAAATGGTAACATCATTCTTTCATACATCTCAAAGAAAAATTTAACTTCTTCTTTATTAGCTAAAATAACATTAGATAACTCATATTCTAATGCATTATATGAAGCCCTATTAATTAATTCTAATTGATTGCCTATAATTTGTGGATTGTTCGGTGGGTTGTCAATTTGTAATCTACCTTTAAGATACTCCTCAACAAATTCAACTTCAGGCCAATATTGGTATATATAAGCCTTTGTTTTTGATTTAACTGATGCGTCGCCAGGATATCTTAACTCAAATTTTTCACCTTTATCACTATTTGTTTCAACATAATAATGTGGCCAAGGATATACAGGTATTAAATTTCCGTCAGAACCTTTTACTGAATCTTTAGAATCGGGTGACGGAGCGGTTTTTTCATCGCCTATTACTGCCGCTAATCTGTATTTGTTTTGTCTTTGTTCCCAAGCAGCACTATGAACATCTTCCATTAGACGAATAAACCCTTCAGTACTAGCCATTATAACTGCCAACACATTTCTAATGCTTGGTTGGAATCCGAGCCCTGTGTCCGCTCTACTTATTTTTTCAGATAATGCATCATTTAATGAATTATCAATTAATTTCTTTTTTTCATCAATTTGAGCATTTATTTTTTTAATATAACTCTCAAATGAATTTATATTATCTCCTTCAATGATAAATAATGGTGTTGATGATGGCGTAATTCCATATTTTTGTAATTCAATAGTGACATCTTTTTTTTGTCCACCACTTTGTTGTTTAGTTTGCTGGGATAATTGATTGTTTTGGGTTGTTGTACCACCATTTGTAATATTTTGTCTTGTAGTTTCAATTAAAGCTTTAACAGGTAATCCAATTAAAGTATTATACTCTAATCTTAATTTCGCAATATCATTAGCCGTGGCAACTTTCGCAAATCTTTCTTCGTATGTTTTTTGAAAATTTATTTCATTTTCACTTTTAACAACTCTTAAAAAATCATCCACCCCAATACCTATCGGATTTATTCTTGTATTTAATAATTTACCATTAATGATTACAGTTCCAGGAGTACCAAATGTGGTGTTTTTCAATAATGATTCTTTGTGTTTTTTTAATCTTTCTTCAATATCAGTAACCGCCTCTAAAATACCTCCTCCAAAGGCATAATCAGGTTTAAGTTGGTATAGTTTAATTTCCCTATCTTTTAAAATCCAAAAATTATTTATGTCACAATATTTCGTAAACCAACTATCCCCACCAACCCTTAATTGGACATCACTTTCATATTCATTAACCAATTTTTTATACCTATCAGTATCGGTTAATGGACTTAAATCCTGTTGACCAAATGATTGTAATATATATTTTTCTAATTGAGTTAATCTTTCAATCATTTCCTGCATTGTTATTTCAGGAAAATCCAAAGGGATTAAATTTTTAGATTTATATTCAGAATATACTTCTTTTATTTTTTGTAACCCTTTTGCTTCATTTAATGTTTGAACATTAGTTCCAATTTGAGATATATTATTAGTTACGGTTGGTGTTATTGTGTATTTTTTATTGTACATATATGGTGTTGCAAGCGCATGTGACATCATAATACTTGTCAATATATTATACTTAAACGCCATAAATTCAGTTTCAATATCGTAGTTGCCTGTAGTTGAATTGAAACTGCAATTAAATTTATTTAGTGTTAACTGTAATCTTGTTGCTTGTCCCAAATATCCTTTAACTGTTAAATAAAAAATTGGGTATGGGAAATTAAAAAATGTAGAATAAGGTGAATTTTCACCTTTTTCAAATAAAGCTCTACCTCTAATATCAACCATTTTAATTCTAACCGTGGGTTGATTCCAATTATTTGTAATTGATATGCTCTGAATCCCTAAAAGTCCCGTGTCTTTATTATTTAAAGTTTGTTGTTGATAATAAAACTCAGTTGGTCTGTCCGTTGATGATATTTTTTGACCTGTTTCAGATGGTTGATTTAATCCTTCTCCTTTAATGGAATTTTCACCCGTAAATTCATCGTAGAACTCATTTGTTAACGAACTTCCTCCTCCAGGTTTCATAAAATTAATTGAGGCGATGTTAACAATTTCACCTGTTGCTGCGCCATTAAGTCCCAACGCCAATCTTGTTCTTGGGAATAAATTACATTCTAAATTGGCAAAACAAACTAAATTTTCAGGGGGTAAAAACCTTTCACTTACATTACCTTCTTCGTCAATTGTTTTGTTTGGGTCAACGAGGATAATGTTTTCATAATCAAATTCAACTAAAATATTTTTTTCTTTACCTACCATAATAATAGAAATGATTGTCCAATAAAGATTTATAATCTTGTAAGGACGGTATTAATGGGAATGGTATCGTAAGTAATGCATTATTTGGAATATTGTTTTCAAGTCCTCCAAATTGAGGATTAGCCTGTAATATTAACCATCCAAATAATGGAGAGCCGTAATATTCTTGTGAAATTTTATCTAATCTTGAGACATTTGATACATATATGTATCTTTTATCAGTTCCTTTAGAAGTTAGATTAATGCCTGGCACAACAGTTTGTTTACCATTAATTAGAAATGTAGAATACCTGTCGTATGTGCTCTCAGCCATTTTTAGTTAAATTTATGCTTACCATTAAAGGTTTGTTTATCTTCGTTACTGTTCCCTGTTAAATATATATTCCTTAATCTATTTTGTAAATCTTCAGTTGGGCTTGCAACCACACTATATGTGAATTTTCTTTCAATTGTTTTATCCCCTTCAATTTTTGTATACTGTTGTTCGTATTTTGATTTCCAAGCAGAAATTAAATCGTCAACATTTTTGATATTTTTTCCGTAAACACCATAATATCTGTTTTCAAAAAGATAACTATTAAGTTTAATTTTCATTGACTCTTCGTTACTTGTACCTTTTACCGCCTTTGTCAAAAAATCTTGTTTTTTAATTTCGTCTCTGAAAATTGGGTCCATTATGGTCATAAATTGAGCGTCTTGTTTGGTTACTGGTGGCTCAAATCCAAGTAATCCATTAACATCAAAGTTATCAGACGGTAGTAATCCAACATCTTTTAATGAAGAGTAAAATCCATTGATAGTGTTTATTATATTTTGATAATCCGCGGTTAATTGTTCGTATGTGTCAGTAATTTCTGGATTTGTTGGTGATGTAATTGTTATTCCTGAAATATCTAAAATTTCAACTGACTGATTTGAATTGACTTTTCCATCGTGTTTTTCAGACACAAAATCGGCTTTTTCAAAATTTACAACTAAAATTTGTTGGGTTTCACAAATATCTTGTATTAGTTTAGATAAATCTGTAGTAAAATTATTTTTATAATCATTTAAATAATTTATAACATTTTGTGATATTTTATTTTGGTCAGATTTACTAGTTCCTTCATTTGCTTGCGCCATTGTGTTTTGCCAAGCCAATTGTTTATTTTTTAAATTATTGATTACATTTACAAACCAAGAATCTAAAGTAATTTGTATTTGGTCAGGTTTTCCAAAAATTTCAACTTTTGCAGAACTATTATCCAAACTAGCAGTTCCTGTAGAATATAATCTATTTTTACCAAACGCTTGGAGTATTGTCCCATTATATGGAGTTTTAAAATCAGTTAACTTGGCAATTATTGAATTGATATAATTTTGACAAGAACCTGACAGATTATTCATAAAATCTTTATAATTTATAATTCCAGTTGTTGATTCAGGTAATTCTTCCCTTGTTTCTTGTGTACCAATATATATACCACCATTATTTTGAACTGCGTTTTGGATAATGGTTGAGCCAGATTTTTCACCTCTATCATCTAATATTTTTTTAACTAAATCTTCATCAATTTTTTTAAATGAGTCGTCTGTCCATTCCGCTCTTTCATCAAATATTTCAGTATTTGCATAGTAATTAAATGATAAAGCATTTTGTAATGTATCAATTGGTTCTTTCAAACCTGAACCCCCAACAAAATTAAATCCCAAAGTGACTTTAGCAATCATCGGTTGAAATCCAATTCCTTCAGGATTAAAATCATATACTGGGTCGTAAGTAATATTAATTGAATTTGGGATAATTCTTGTGTTATAAAAATCACCAACTCTTAGGATTAACACAGGTGGAGCACCGAATGCTGTGTTAGTCGCCGCATTATATTTTGGTTTACCATCAGTTCCTATTGTCGGTATAGTATCTCCAGGTCTTGAACATTGGTTCAAGAATGTTAATCTTGAGTTCAAACCTTCAGGTGTCATTGAGTGGAAAGCTGGAGTGAAATACTTCAATTTTTGTTTAATTGAATCGTATATCATTGGGTTTTCACCTTGTATTGCGGTAAAATAATCACATTCAGATAATAATTCTCTTAATATTTTTTTAGACACTCCGTCTCTAATTTTTTGAGTCGTTGTAATTGTTGGTGGTGTGAATGGGGGTATCCCTGGAAAAGGAACTTTTCCCCCTCCTTGAAATGGTACTATATCACTATTTGTTGTTTCTTCAGTTGGGGGAGTACCTTCAGTATTATCATTACCATTAGTAGTTATAACTTCAATATCTTTAATTGCAACTCTTCTACACCACATAGCTTGGTAAGAATAAATTGTATTGTAATTATTGCTTGAGCTTGCAGAATCTTGGTCACTACAATTAACACTTTGACTTGACCCTACGGATTCTTTAGCAACAACATTAACCGCCTCTTCACCTTGTGGTTCTTCTACTATTACAATTTTTTTATCGTCAATAAATTTTTGGAAAGCTTTACCGTAATCCGTAGTATCTTCTTTGAACCATTTTAAAACAGAGTCAATTCTTCTCTTGGATAACCATTCGTTGTATTGGATTGTTGCCGGACGTGAAGCACTTCCAACAAGAGTGATTTTTATCTGAGTAACAGTTGTTTCATTTTCATCAAGTACTTTAACTACGTCTTTTCTAAAATCTTCTTCAAGTGTCTTGTTATGCTCAACAACATTTGTAAAAGTATTTGCAACTTGTTGTTTATTTGCCGCAGGGGCACTTTTACTATATCTTGATTTAGTAGTCTCACTTGTGTAAGTATCATAAGCGGTTTTCCAACTATAACTTGCAGTCGGAATACCTTTTTGTTGTGGTGGTGGGATATCGTTATCAAAATACCAACCTAAATTAACATACTTACCAGGTAACTCTGAACCGGGTGTTGAAGTTGTGCTATTTGCTGGTTTACCTTCTGTCCCATTAGTACCATTTGTTGACGACCCGTCACCGGAAATTTCCCCGTTTGAATCGGATTCAGTTTTAAGTCCCCCCGCTTCTGCAGAAATTTGACTTAATTGGTCAGCGTTTATTGATGGATTTGTAATTAACTGTTGGTAGGTAAATAAATCACTACTTTTTATCTGTGTAAATTTTCTAGCCAATTCATATAAGTCATACTTTAAACATCCCGCAAAAAACGAATCAACAATTGAGTTGACTTTTTGAACATTTGATTCATTCTGAAGAATTTTATCAGTAATTGTATTCAATACGGACGGATGGTCAACAACTATTTTCCAAGTTAATGTCCCACTTCTTGACGTATTTCTATATGTATAAACAGGCTCAGGTCTTCCTAAAATTTCAGTTGCATCAAATCTAGGTGAAATAACTTCACTAAATGATAAATCATATGGTGGAAACCACATAACTCTACCACCATTAGGCCCTCTTTCACAAACAGGTAAATCATCATAAGTAAATCCAGGTCTATTTGAAGTTCTCCAAGCCAAATTTTCAATTGAAAACATATACTTTTTAACTTTGTTATCAACAATGTTAGTTGAGCCAGGATTTCTTAATGGTGCGATGTTTAAATTATATGTATTATCTATTATTGAGTAGGTAAACTTTCTGCCGGCATTTGTTATACCATCTGTTTTTTGTAAATCATTATAAGTATAGTAAGGTGTATCTTTAGCAAATACTCTACAATATTCAACCCCCCCTCCGTGTTGGTTTGATGTTACATCATAAGTATAACTTACAACTCTTGAACCTTTTGTTAGTTCTCTATACCCATCGTGGAATACTTTAGATAATTGGTTTATAGCATTACCAACGTGTCCTAATCTTTCAGCTCCAGCTGGTGTTGAATCAAGTAACCTTTGGGTGTTGTCTAATAAACTACCATTTTTAAAGTTTATATTAGATGAATTAAAATTACCATCAAACTGACTACTAATTTGATTAAACTCGGCATCTTGATTTGCCGAAAAATCTCCACCAACTTTAGCACTAAATCCCGGATTATTAAAATCTTTTGATGTCCACACAAACCCGCCAGTTACTCCTCCAGCATCGATTGTTGGGTTACCGTTTAATCCAAATTTAAAATTTTGGTCTTCTCCTTCATACAACTTACCCATCGCATCAGGCCCAATAACAGGAGATTTAACCTGTTGTCCAACTGAATTGGTTGGTAATTGTCCTGGTGGTGAGAAAATTGATGATGGGTCTGAATTATTTTTTCCAATATATAAGTCAGATACCGGACCTTCTTCCCCATCAGTTAATCTTTCAACTATTTCTAAAAGACCTCTACCAATATTTCGTAATAAACCTCTATTATATCTTGGTTTATACTTGTTATAATCAATGTTATTAAATAATGCAGACCTTTGTCCTTGTCCTGTATTACTTAAAAATACTTGTGAATAATTTGTGTTAGTGTCTAAACTTCCAAATATAGTTCTTGGGTCTCTACCTCCCGCAAATGCGGAAACAATTTGATTAGCCGCAGTAGGTCTCCACTGAGCCATATCATCATCAAAGTAATCGCCAGGAATTGGTGATGCGGGAAAATATGTTCCTGATAACTTTAATAAGAAATTGGCAGCATAATCTATTGGGTTTTCAGGGACTGTAATTGAATAATTCTTTTCAATTAAAGGAATTCTCCCACTTGCAACTTGAGCTAATGCAACAGGGTCACTTAAAGCTTCTGATAAATTTTCACGACCAAATGTCGCCCTTTCAATTTCCCTATCAACTCTATACTGTAAAGCATCTTTTAAAAAAGTCCCTCCAAGTTGTGCCAATTGACTATCTTGAGATAATGAGCCATTATCACCTTGTGGACTACTATCAAAAAGAATTGTGTATGGCGAATATGACGAAGGTAAAAAATTAACAGGTGTCGGATTTGCATAAAATGAGTAAGTTGGAATGAATTGTAAATTATTAATTTGTTCCAAAAATACTTCATCAAAAGAGTACTTGTTTAATGCCGGTATGTTTTGTTCGGCAGTTACTTGAGCATAATTTGGCCATCCTTGTCCTACCAAACTTTGTTGTGGTAGAGACGCATCCATTACATTATATTCACCAGCGTTTGAATTTTGAACTAATGGTAGTGATAATGTAATCGTAGTTCCATATCCACCGTCAGGTCCATATTCATTTAAAACATAAAGTCCGTGATATTGTGGTGGAACTAAATTTGTTGGTGGATTCGATATTAGTCCGTCAGGAGAATCAATTACTGAAAAATTACTCTGAACATATTCAAAATTTTGTTGAGCAACTGGTGGTGTATATGACCCAGCAATTGTATATGGTTGTAAGTTTCTAACAACTAAACCATTCCTGAAAGTTTCAGTATTAAAAAACGATAATGGACTATCAATCGGCATACATTAATAAATACTTAATCTATAATTTTATATAAATTAACCTTCAGATTTAGTTAAAAACTTTTCTAAAGTCGGTACAAAATCCGCCAAAAATCCTTGTGATAACATATAATCCTTAAACCATCCTTCAACACCACTAAATTTATGTTCTATTTCTACTTTACCTTCAGCCATTACTTTTCCATTACTTGAGCTATTAAAATTTTCAGAATTTGTGGGGATATCAGGAGCTGCCAATAATTTATCATCTTTATCTGTAAAGTAACTTCCTTTTGGTCCTGAAATTAATAAACCACCTTGTGAATCTAATAATCCATCTCGTAAAGGAATTGCATTTAAAATATCCTCTCCAAATGATATCATTGATAATATATTTTCTTTTGATAGTTGTAGATTTGGATTAATTTCAGGGTTTTCTTGTAGAATTTGTTTTTGTTCCCTATTGTATATATCTCCAAAATTTGACATAGATTTTGATTTATTTTCTAAACCAATTTTAACTAATTCTCCAAATTCTGCTGACGCTTCATTTAATGTTTTTTCCTTTTTTTTAACTGATGTTATTAAATCATCTAAGGCAGTTCCCAACATATCAAAATCTTTTTTGAGTCCCTTTGTCCCTTCTTTGCCAAATATTGACTCATCAAGAGCCAAAGTCCCAGGTAAAACTGTTCCTTCCATAAATTTAACTTTGTCTTGTCCAATTTTAGAAGTGGCTGCCGCTAATGAGGGTCTACCAGCCATAGCATTTAAAATATTTGCAATATTTGTCAAACTTCTATTCGCCTGCCATAAAAGTTGTTCTGAACTTTGTTGAGCACCCTTTTGAGCCTTTTCCACCATCTCCATGTCTGCGGGTTGTAATGAATCTACTGCCTTTGTGACGTTCTCTCCCAATTTTTCATCATAAACTTCAATTTCATATTTTCCAGTTTTTTGATTAAATTGAGCCATATTTGCAATTAATTTTCTTGTATCTTCACTTGCAAATTCTGAAGCGTCAGGAAATTTTATTTGACTCATTTTTCGGTCTAAATCTAATGCATTCATACCCATTTTAGCAAATTCTTCAGCTCCAATTCCAAGAGTTTTGGCAACTTCTCTAATCTGTCTTTGAGCCCCAGGCATCACCACAAAACGTTGTTGTTTTTCATCAAATTCAACAAATTGTTTAGATAACTCAATAAGATTTTTCTGCAAAGCTTCAGGGTCATTTTCACCCATATTCATTAAAGATATTGGGTCTAAAAGTCCTGTTATTTGAACACCCATTCTTTGTAATCCCGCGGCCATCTCAACTGCTTGGGTTGGGTCAAATAATTTTTCAGCAAGGTCTAAAGTAGTTTTAATATTTGCTTTAACCATTATTGCCTCAGTCGCCATTTTTGACATACCCTGAACACCATTTTCAAAATTATACATATTCAATTTTGCAGTGTTTGAGCTAATTTCTTTCATTACCTCACCAGCAACCAATCCAACACCTAATGAAGAATCAATAACTTTTTTAATCCCATCAACAGTTCCTTGTGCAGTAAACCCTAAATTTCTAAACGATTCATAATTTTTAGCCGCGGATGCCGCAGCATTTTCACCCATACCTTTAGTTAATTCCGCCATCACCAACAATTCTTTGGTTTGGTCAGCCTTTAACAAAAAATTAGATTTTTCAAATCCTGTTATTTTTTCAGTAAGATTTGCAACATCAGTAAGAGTAAATCCAAATTTTTCAGATTGGAATTTTGCCTCAATAATATTTTGTTTAGTTCTTTCACCGTAAATGTCTAATCCCCCCATCGTTCTGTTGAAATTAGAAGCAATTCCTTCTAGTTGACTTACATTATTAGCAAAACTACTAATCATTTTCCCGTTAAAAACGTTAAATTGTTCTCCTACGTTTTTTATCGCATTTTCAACATCTTGTAATGGGTTTTTTAAACTATATTGTTTTTCTGATTGTTCTTTTTTTTCTCCCTCTTGTAAAGTTAGCATATCAAATGGTTTAACATAAATATTTTAGTTAAAGTTTTTATTTAGGTGTATTTTCTTCTATTATTCTGTCCAATAATGTTTTTCTTAAACTAATTGGCATCATTAAAAAATCTTGATACGATACACTTAAAAATTTTGCTAAAAAATAAAATTCAAGGTCTCTACCTTGTCTATATTCAGAAGAAAGGTCGAAAAAACTCAACCCCAAAGAGAATATCTGCAACGACCTCTTTTCCTGACGGGGCTATAATTGTCTGGGTTAAATTTAATCTAGGCTCATTTTCAAAAACAAATGTTCTTATGTGTTTTGAGTCCATAATTGGCATATTATCAATGAATTTTGATATTTGTTCTCTATCTCTAACTCCATCAATTTCAACTATCATTTTTGATAACCTTATTGTTTGTCTTGGAGCAACTCTACCCATAGGATAAGCATCCACTAATCTATCAATTTCATTATTATCACCTAATGTCAATATTTTTAATTTTACGTGAGCACCACTTTTAGGTAATGTTGTTTCAAGTAAACCTTCTTCATTTGGTTCAACTAAAGTGTCTTTATTGTAAAGTTCTGTTAATAGTATTGATGTTGTGAACTCTTTACCTGTTTCAGGGTCAGTAGCTTTAACATTATATTCAGGACCAAATGACGTGTTTCTTAAAAAAATCATAATAGCCTCAACATCACCATTTAATAAATCTTCAGGTCTAATGTCCGGCTCGTAAATTTTACTCCGTAACAAATTAACCATTAGATTGTCTCTATTGTTTTGAGCCATTAAAATGTTTTCATCGGAAGCGGTTAGATAACCAACCTTTAAACTTTTCTTTTTATTTGTATAAAATTTACCCTTTGACGGTAGTAACACTACATCGTGTGGTAAATTAAAATTCATTTGCCCATATTGCATATTTTGGTCCATAGTAATGTTTTTTAGAAAAATAAATAGTTAAGGTAATAAATCAATCCTTATTTTCCGTTTTATTGTGTCTATTATCAAATTCTTCTTGTGTTTCAAATACTTTACCACAAGTCGGACATACAAATTCGGTATTACCTGAAAAAAAAAGTTCCATACACATAAGTATATGGAACATAATTTTATTAATAAATAGTAAATTTTAGTAAACTAAAATACAACGGTCAGGTCTTAAAGTTGCAGTAATACCTGCTAATCCGTCCTGTGAATAACTTAAAGTTTCAAAGTTAACACCTGTTAGGAATGTACCTTGTAATATCCATTTTTCAACTACAACACCTGTTGGGTCTAACAATTCCAAATCAATGTCCTTTTTATATCCTGCAGCGTAACCCATACGACCAGTTACTGATTCTGCGTGTAAACGAACCCATTCCATTAATGCTTGAGCCGCAGATGGTCCGATTGGGTCACGGAATTTAACATTAATTGTTTCCCAAGTAAATCTACCAGCAACATATGTTGATGTATTTAAGAATTGGATTTCTGTCGAATTTATTTTAATATTTGGTCGTGATGTTGATTCTACGAACCACTCATTAATTCCTAATGATGAAGGAAATCTTAAAATGAATCTGTTTTGTCTTTTGGGTTCGTAAGGAACCGGCATTTTCATCAGTAAATCAGCCATTGTCTTATTTTTTTAATTTTGTTTTATTGCTTATAAATAGTGTTGTTTATATTTTTTTCTATTTACTTTTATTTTTTTTAATTTAATCTTCTACTAGTCCAGTTCTAGTATTAATATTAATTAATTTTTCTTTTATTTCCTGATTGAGTTGAATAAATTTTAACACCTGGTTCATCACCAAATTCTTTATCAAACATTTCAATATTCTTTGGGTCATCATCAGATACACCTAATTGAAATTCTGGTATAAATGAATTAGAAATATCATTTTTAATCATTGCTTTTAAGCTAAGTTCTTGAGCCAATTCTTTACAATAATCTAAAAAATTTCTAAATGCAATTTTTTTTAGTTCTTCAGGATTTGCGGCAGAACCCTCTCCGAAAGTCACAGGGTGAAATTTACAAAGGTTAAGATACTCATTAATTAATTCAATATCCTCCATATTTTGAAGTTCAAATATCTCTCTATATTTTTGTAGATTAGATACACATTGTTTCATACTTAATCCGTGTTTACCTGAAAGAATTAGTTCATAACAAGCTTCTTTAATAGTTTCAGGATTATGTCCCCTTGCGGTAATTATTGAAAAGATTGAACCTCCGTTTATACATTCTACAAAATCATTCCAAGCCGGTCCCACAGGAGCAATTAAACAATCAATCAAAAACTTTTCGTCCCCATCTGTTTTAAAATCCCTAAACATATTTGGTGCAAATTCTACAATGTCGTGTCCATTGTATGAAAACTTATCTTTACCGATACGACTTCTATATTTGGCGAAATCTTTTGTTGACATGCCAATTTCTTCATCTTTGTCACTTAAAACATAAATTACAGTCGGCATATACATAAGATTATCATCCCAATCAAATGCATAATATTTTAAAGAAGGAATCCCCTCCTCCGATACTGCTTCAAGTAATCGGAGGATAAGGGAATCCATTTTTGTTTTGTTTAAACTCATATTAGATATTATCAAATGACGCTCCTGTTGGAGTTATTAAGAACTCAATATCTATGAACTCTAAAGATTTAGTTGGTTTAACATAGATTTTACCTACTAATTGGTTTCTGTCTAAATCTTCAGCTGAAGATGAAACAGTTACACGGAAATCATATAAACCTCTATCTCTTCTGATTGAATCCAAAATAGGATTAACTGCGTCCAAGAAATCTTGTCTCACTTTAGCATCGTTTTGTTCAAACAACAATCTAACTGCGACTGCTGAAATTAACTTACGAGCTTGTAATAATAATCTTCTAACATTTAATCTGTCAAGAGCGGACTCTCTAATTTGTAAAGTTTTATTACCCCAAATTACAGTTCCTACATCAGAGAAAGTTGCGATTGGGTTAATTCTTCCTTTATAAAGAGTGTCTCTATCTTCTTGTGTTAACTTCTTACGTGCTTTAACTGCATTTACAATACCACGTGTGTAACCCGCAGATGCGAACCAAGGGAATGCAATATTATCAGTTAATGCTAAGTTTCTACAAACTTCCGCAGTTGGTGGGATGTAGATTTGAGTGTTATTAACTGTATCACGAGTTAATACCCAAGGATAGTAAGTTGCGGTATAGTTAGAATCAATTCCTGTTTCTTCTAATGAATCAACCGCATCTTGTGGATAGATTAAATCATCAGCAGTATATGTTTGAACTAATAAATTACTGTCAGGAGTTGTACACAAATAAATTGAGTCAGCTCTATCAAACTCAATCATTTCAATTGAAGCCTCAACTAAATTTGAATTGTTCAACCAATCAATACCAGGAGTTGCAAATACATTTATATTTGTTGCTTCAGGGTTTGAGAATGTTTTAATACCTAACAAATATGCATAATAGTCAGTATTTGCCCAATCTTGAGTATTGTCACCAACACTTATTAATTTAAATGTTCCCGCACCTGATGCATTTGGATAACGTGCGGTAGCACAAGCTCCATACAAGAAACCTCTTTGTCCTACTTGGAATAAATCTCCATTAGTTCTTGTTTCACGATAGATGTCCCATGCGTCAAATCCTCCTTGTACTAACAAACTAAATTTACGTGAAAATAATCTATAATATGGACTTGATGTGTTTGTAGGTTCAGAATTAAATGATGCTGCTCCAACTTCAAATGCAGATTCTCCCGATGTTGTATATCCTGATGGAATTAAAACAACAGTTGCCCCACTATCCATATGGAAACCTTTGGATAAAAATGACCACTCATCTCCTGTAGTATCTTCACAAGGGTCAATAGGTCCTTGTTTTCCTTTATATTGGAAATAATCACTATCATATCCGATAGTATCTGATATACCCAAATAAGTTCTTCTTACATTGTCCCCACCGCTTCTAATAACAACGTCAGTTCCGTCAGTAATACCAAATGGAGGATTATAAATTACTTCACCTGGGAAATCATACTTTGTTTTATAAATTGGAAATCCTGTTTTAGCACCAGCGTAATCTCTTGATTTATAACCTTCAAATCCACAAGGTAAAGCATCTACAGGTGCATCAACATTATAATCTACCATTATGTATTTAGAGTTTAAAACAAACTCACCGTCAGAAGAACCAATTTTCTTAGCAATATAGTTATTCAAATTTGGGTCTAAAGAACAGTTTGTGAATTTTTCTAAAACTACAGGTGATTCATCACTATCATAGTAATTTCTAACAACAACATCAAATGTTCCGTTTGCAAATGAAATGTTCAAAATTGAAATTTTAACTTGGAAATTTGCAGAATTACCGTCAGCGATTGATACAAATCTAAACAATTTATATACATTATTACCACGTAGTTCAGAAACAACCCAAGGAGATACTGGACTTTGATACTTTTCTAAATACCAAGCAATTGATGTTCCTGAATTGTAATCCTGTCTGTATCCAGGTAATGCAATTAATTCTGAACTTAATCCACGAATATAACCTTTTCTCCAAGCCCACGTTAATAATGTTGAATAATTTTCTTCTAACATTAATGGAACTTGAGTTCTTGGTTTTGTAAAGTTTCCATAACCTAATACTTTATTAATTGCAGTAGCGTCTGTTTCAGACAAACTAACTTTCAAGTTAAAGTTTGTGTTATCAACTGTAGTACCTGTAATTGCAAATGGTGCAAATGGGTTTTGCTCTACCGCCGCATAACTTCCACTAAAATCTAAACCAACAGATGTTAAACCTGTTACTTGATAAGAAGGTCCGTTAGATGTTGCAGTATAGAATGTTAAACCTCTTGAACGCATTGTTGCAACCACTAATTCGTGATATTCAGAATAAGTCAAACCTGACATATTAAATAAATAACCGTGAATTGACCCCGAATAACAAACATTAGGTGTTGTAGGTGTGGTTGTTACAGTTGGTGTTGGTGTTGGTGAAACATCACAAGGATTATAAGTTGAAGTAACAGTGACTGTAGGTGAAGGGGTTGTAGTTGTTGTAACTGGAAGTAATTCCAAATTATCAACTACAATTACAAATGAATATCCTGAATAGTTTTCACCTGAAGTTGGGTCAAATAATCCATAATACCAAGCGTCATTATATGGTGATGTAAAGCTACAACTGTAGGATGAGTTACCACTTACACCCATAACATTTGTTACGTTTGTAAATCCTGCACCTGTATAAGTGTTATAAACATCTCCGGGTATTATACCCCAAATTGCAATTGAGTCGCCACTCATAGTAGTGTCAGCTAAAATACCTTGAACAAATGACTTAATATCATCTTCTAAAGTAGACGTTCCTCCATCAAATTGGGTGTATACATTTGTATATTTCGCTTCAATATCTTCAGGGAATAATCCTTCAAATGATAATTGTGAAATGAAATTACTACAACCTGTGAATGTTACTGAAATTTCACTTGTTCCTGTAATCACACAATTTGTTTCACAAATTGCTGGGTCAACTGCGTAGTTTGGTGTTGTGGAACAACTGTAAGTATAACCTACGGTTGATGAGTCAACATTTGCTACCGTTTTTAAAGACCAAGAAGGTCCCGCATCGTAACCCGATAAACCCAATACCCTTGTTACAAATAATTGATTTGATTGTTGGAGGTATGCCTTAGCGATATAAGACATTTCATATTTTGGTATTTGTGTATTCACAAATTTTTCAGGAGTTGTTCCCCCAAAATAAGTTTGATACTCATCATAATTTGTGATGAATATCGGTTCAAAAGCTGGTCCTTTGGTAGCTTCTCCAACTAATCCCAAAGTTGTAACACCTACGCTAGATGTTACAAAGCTCAAGTCCCTTTCTGATGTATAAACACCAGGCGAAACGAATACTTTGTTTGCTGTTGCCATTACTTTTTTTTCTTTCTTAAATTTATTTTTATATAAATATTTGTAATTTCCTCAAAAAACTTTACTTTGTTAAACATATTTATAAATTGGCAGATTTTATTCTGCCTTTTTTCTACCTATGTCTAAAACTATCAAGAACATAAAAATATCAGAAGAGAGTCACACACTATTGAAAAAATATTGTGATAAGAAAGGATATAAAGTATATCGGTTTTTAGAAGAATTAATTATGAAAGAATGTAAAGAAGTGAAAGACGTGTATGGTGAAAATTAAACAAGTATGTTTTGAAAACTTAACTTACTTTCTAAATTGTCGTCTTTCTTTGTTACTTCAAACCTAACTGAATCACCTGAATTAACTTGTATATAATTACTATTTGACCCATAATACAAATTATTAATCCAAATTTCATAATTAGATATATTATAACTTGATATTAATTTCAGATTAACTTTTTCACTAAACTTATCCGATAAAATTGTTGTCCCTGGTAAAAACAAAACATTTTCATAAAACTTATCAGTATTAAATGGTGGTTTTCTTGGTTGTCTTCTTGCTTTACCTCCTGTTGCCTCTAATAACTGCAAGTTCCTTGTAATACCAGGTTTAATCACAAATTCGTCTTCGTCAATTAAAAATCCGACCAAAGTAAATTCATATGAAATAATATAATATTTTCTTTTTTCAATTTCCATTACTGATTCGTCAGAAACATTATCCCATTTAATTGGAATATAATGACCTTTAACTTTTGTGTATGCTTGTCTTGACGAAAATCTTTCTAAAACAACTTTATTTAATTGGTTAATTTCTCTAACACGATTACAAATAAATTTAAGAGTATATTTTATATCAATTGGAATTGGTTGTGGGATTTGATAAACATCAACTGTAGTTCTTTGTCCGTCAAAACTTGGGACATATGCGTAAAAAAATTGTCTTCTTTCGGGGATAGTATATACCGTAGAAGGATAACTTCCATATTTCATATCGTGAGACCTAACAACCGTTACAAATGGGGGTGATGCGTTTTTATCTAAATCTTGGAATTTATATGTTTGAGTGAACTGAGCCCAGTTTTGAGTTGTTACGATAATGTCAACCACAGGGACTTGTTTACCCTCTACACTAAATCCTAATTTATCCTTAACAAAATCTAAAAATCCTCTATCTAAATCCGCATGTAATACTGATTTTGGTAAAAATGTTCCGTCCTGCTCAATTTCTTGAAGCATTTCTTTCCTTCTTGCCAAACCGACTTTGTTTGGTATTAAATCAATATTCTTTTTTATTTGTTTTGGAAATGGCATTTTATAATCCTCTAAATTCATTGTTTGTAACAGGAGCGCACATTATTGTTCTATAATATGGTTTATAACCTCCATAATTGTGTTTGTTATCTGATGTAACCCTACCATCATTAGATACTGTATAATACCTAACTCTGTTTTCATTTTCATAATATCCAATATAATCACCATATTCAATATCAACACCCATCATCTCCAAATCTTTAATGTAGATACTCAACTGCATTGTACCCGGCTCAAGTTGTTCAATTTTTGAAGTTCCCAAAAATTTATTTTCAGTCCCAATAATTTTAACATATGCCTTAAATTCAATTGGGGGGTGGAATTTAATACCGTCCTGTACAGTTTCCCCATACACATCATCAGTATTTGTTCTATATCTATCAATCTTATATAAAACACAAGTGAAATTCATATCACCGTGTAACCATTCTTTACCCATCTCCAATTCTAAATCAAAATCGGATTCTCCAAAAAATTTACCTAATCTTGTTATTGGAACTTTATTGCTAGCCATAATTGTATAGTTATTGATAAATATCTAATTTTATGTTATCTTTAATCAAAACTGATTGTTATAGAAAATTCGGTTAAAATAAAAGAAGTTGAGGCGCTTGAAATTCTTCAGGGATATTCTGGTGCTAATAATTATATTTTAAGGTTAAAACAACAACAATCTGTTAATAAAAAGTTCTACCCAACAAGAGCTCAAGCTGAATACATTATAAATTTTCACAACAAAGAACCGAAAGTTGCTAAAAAATGGGTTGAAATTGACAATTACTTTGCCAAAAAATTGGTTGAGAGTAATCCTTTCATTTCTGAACCTGAAAAAATTTATGTTGAGAAGTTATTGGCTGAAAAAGATAAGTCATATCACATTTGGGGGAAATTATTTAGCGGGGAAACATCTCACGATTTTTGGGTACCTAAAGTGGCAATCATAAAAGAACAAAAGGTCAATGAAGTTAATGTTGATTACTCAAAGTATAATAACCGTCCTCCATTATCCCACCAAAAAGAAGCAATTGAAAAACTTCTTGCTTACGACAAATTTGTATTAGCGGATGATATGGGGTTAGGTAAAACCACATCAACAATTATTGCAGCTTTAGAGAGTGGTGCAAAAAAAATATTAATAATATGTCCCGCATCTTTGAAACTAAATTGGGAACGAGAAATAAGAAATTATTCAGATAGGTCAATTTATATTTGTGAAGGTAAAAAATACGAGGAGTCAGATTTTGTAATTTCAAATTATGATATCATCAAAAATTTTCACGACACAAAAGACAAAGAAAATTCACAAATTCTTAAATCAAAATTTGATTTGATTATTATTGATGAAGCTCATTATATTAGTAATGTTCAAGCTCAAAGAACTAAATTGATTAACGATATAACTGAAAAAGTTAAAAAAATATGGTTATTAACAGGAACGCCAATTACATCTCGTCCGATTAACTATTATAATCTATTAAAAATTATTGATAGTCCTGTTGCTCAAAATTGGATGGCATATGTTATCCGTTATTGTGAAGGTTATCAATTTAGTGTTGGTAAAGGTAGAAAAGTTTGGAATGTTCAAGGGGCATCTAATTTGGAAGAGTTGAGGGATAGAATTTCAAAACAAGTTCTACGAAGATTAAAAACTGATGTTTTAGATTTACCTGAAAAAATTATTACCCCCGTATATTTGAGATTGTATTCAAGATTATACGAGGAACTTATGGGTGAATATTATGATTGGTACAATAAACAAAATGAGTCCAATTCAATCTCCGTCCAATTTACAAAACTAACAAAAGTCAGACAAGTAATTGCGGAAGAGAAAGTTCCACATACAATTGAAATTGCTGAAAATATTATTGAGCAGGGTAAAAAGGTAATCATATTCAGTAATTTTACAGAACCGTTAAAAAAGATTTACGAACATTTTGGTAAGAAAGCGGTTTATTTAGATGGGACAACAACCAAACCTGCGAGACAAAAAGCGGTGGATGACTTCCAAGAGAATGAAAAAATTATGGTTTTTTGTGGTAACATAAAGGCGGCAGGTGTTGGTTTAACATTAACTGCAGGTGAAGCCGTTATTATGAATGATTTATCATTTTTACCTTCTGACCACTCACAAGCAGAAGATAGAGCGTACAGATATGGTCAAAAAAATTGTGTGTCAGTATATTACCCAATCTTTGAAAATACGATTGAGGGTATAATTTATGATATTTTAATTCGTAAGAAAAATATCTTTGAAACGGTGATGGGGGACAATATGGACAAGACAGATATGGCTTATGAAGTAATGAATTCAATTAATTCATTGAAAAATTAGAAAAAAGGATTATTTATATGTTATAAATTAATCCTGTATGAAATCAATTGAGAATAAGATTCAATTAATAGAATCTGAAATTAAAGAAGGAGTTATTAACGAAAGTGAAACCTTCCTACTCACTGAAATGAAAAAAATTGGTATTGAAAAATTACCATACTCCTATTCATCCTTAAAATCCTTTATTGACCCTGAAACAATGAATGTTCATTATAACAAGCATTATAAGGGATATGTTGATAAATTAAACGCCGCTTTAAGTAAGAAAAAATTTGGTGATTTGGATTTAGAACAGATTGTTCAATCCATTACAAAGTTTAGTAAGGACGTGAGAAACAATGCCGGAGGAGCATACAACCACGCATTGTTTTGGAAAATGTTATCCCCAAAACCACAAAAACCAAAAAGATTAGTTTCTGCAAGAATTGACAAAGATTTTGGCGATTTTTCATCGTTTAAGAAAAAATTTAATGAGGTTGCCAAAGAAAGATTTGGCTCAGGATGGGTATGGTTAGTTGTTACAAGTCAAAACAAATTAAAAATTGTATCAAGCCCAAATCAAGATAACCCATTGATGAATGATTTTGAAGGTGGAGGATATCCAATTTTAGGTTTGGACTTATGGGAACACGCATACTATTTGAAATATAAAAATAAAAGAGATGAATATGTTAAAAACTTTTGGAATGTTATTAATTGGGATTTTGTTGAACAATTATACAAGATGAAAGTTGAAACAAAAATAAATGAGTCACTTGTTAGTGAAATGTTATTAGAACAAGATGATTCATCTTTATTAGATATTCCAGTGGCAGAAGGTTGTAGTTCGTCAGAATTAGGGGTTATTAAATCAACAATTTTCCAACATAAGTTAACTCCGCAAGAAATGAAAGGCGGAAAAAAAACACTTAAATCAATTGTTGTTTCAAATATTAGTAACTTATTAAAAAAACAATTTCCAAATAATTGGAGAAACGAAACAAGTACCCATATGAGCGGAGTTTATCGTAAATCCAAAGGGGAAACTGTTAGGTCTTTATTAAATAATTTAACTTCTTCATACACCGCATTGTGTGCTTTAGTTAAATACGTCAACGCTTATTTAACTTCTGTTAATAAGGACAATGTAAAATTTGGTGGAACTTATGAAGAAAATCTAATGAATTTGGAAATATTTTTTACCACATTAGATTCATTAAGACAAATTGTTTTTAATCCAAATAGTCAAATCAATAAACAAATCGGAAAAATATTAACTTATTCTGATTGTATTGGTAAGAGAAATGAAACCGCGGCTAAACAAATTATTGACAGAAATTTAGGGGAAAATTCTTGTAAATTAACATCAGGTTTGGGTCTTAAAAAAGATGCATTTGGTACTGACTGTACAATTGAGGAGGATGGAAAAATTAAAGAAGCTCAAGTTAAACCATTTACAAGAATGGTTGAGGGTGAAGGTAAGATTAAAATTTTGGGGAGCTCATCTGTTCAATCATATAAAGTCGCTCTTTTTGTATTTGTTAATGTAGTGGATAAAGTAGTTTTAATATTTGAAAACAAGGGATTAGATGTTTCAAGTGGTAATTATGTATTCCCCGCAAATTCATTAATTCACAGTTTTTCTACCGACTATCCTCTTGATTTAGAAGATTGTTCAAAATATAAATAATTCAATTACATATTGATATTTATAAAATAAACGCAATGTCTAAAATATCACAACCTGAAAGAGATAAACTATTCAAAAAAGTAAGACACTTACTTGGTGCCCCATTAAGAGGGATTGAATTAGAGGACGAACAAATGGATACTCTTCTTGAGTTTTCCATAGACGATTATTCACAATACATTCAAGATTGGTTGACCGAATCACAATGGTCGGCATTGTATAATTTAAATTTAGACCAACAATCTTTATCAAGAGCTTTTGTCACTCGTAGTTTAGATTATGAAGATAGATATACTTATGCATATTCTAAAATTGTTGGTTTACAGGCCGGAGGTCAATGGGAATTAAAAAAGGATTATATTGAATTAGTTAGGGGGCAACAAATTTATGAAGTTCCAGCAGGTCGCGAAATTAATGAATTACTTTGGTTTACACCATCAACATTAACAAATGTACTATTTGACCCTTGGTCATTTGGTAGTATGGGAGGACCTGGAATTGGAGGTCCTGGTGGATATGCTCAATTAGGATATAGCGGTTCTTATTTCCTAATGCCCGCATTTGATATGTTGTTAAGAATGCAAGAAATTAATATCCAAAGACGTATAATTGCATCTGAACTTACATATCGTATTACTGCATTACCTGATGGTAAAAAAGCAGTTCACTTGATGAATACTCCAGGTGGTAAATTTGACTTCGGTAGTTCAAACTTTGCAGGGGGTAGAGTATGGTATTGGTACTATGATGTTGGTCCTGATGATAAGAACGCTTGTCTTAAAGCAAATCCTGATATTATTAGAACACCTAATGACGTTCCTTATGAAGAACTTACTTGGGATGATTTAAACAACCCATCAAGACAGTGGGTTAGGAGATGGTTTGTTGCATATTGTAAAGAAACTTTATCAAGAGTAAGAGGAAAATACAGTGGAAACTTGAAAACTCCAGATTCTGAATTAACTTTAGATTATACATCATTAGCAACTGAAGCTAAGGATGAAAAAACTAAACTTATTGAAGAGTTGATTGGAACTGAAGGAAGACTAACAAGATTAAAACCTGAAAAAGTTATGGAAAGAGAGGCATTAATTGCTGAAAATCTTAATAAGTCACTTAAATTCAGAGCCGCTCCTCGTCAGATTTATGTAATCTAATTTATGCCAATTATTAAAACAAGACCAATTGACCGAGTAATAAACGGTCAAATTATTACAAGTTCCGAAGTATCATTAGTATCAGAACCATATTACGATTGTTCAGGTGAAAGTGTTATTGTAGTTAAAAACATTGATTTCTCCAAAATCAAATTGAACTCAACAAGAAACGACAGGATAACTATTAAAGCACTTACACGAGTACTTTTATTACCTGACTTTGGTAGAATTGACGAACAATTTGATGAAATGGAACTTGAGAACGGAGCGAGTGTTGAATTAGTATTTGCCGTTGGTAATTGGTATATTCTATCATCAGATGGGTTGAAACAGTCCTAAACCATTTCTTCCCACCCTTCTTCAGCTAACTCGTAAATATATTCAGGGTCTATTCCTCGCTTTTCCCAATATATTTTTTCTTGGTCAGTGATAGTTAACAAGTCATCAATACTATCTTGGTCTGCAGGTTCAAATGGGACTCCGTTAATTAACTTACATTGTTCTTTTGTAAAGATGCCTCTCTTACTTGGTTCATCCACAATAAGATTATTTCTTACTTCTTCACCAAATACAATTAACAATGGTTCAATACGTTTGTTAAATGTTACAACGGCTCTTGGAACATTATATTCACCTAACATACTTGGATTATTCTCAACCTCAGTTGGGTCTAAACGATAACAATTAAGTTGTACAAATGACTCCATACTATCGTCTAAAACTTTACCATAATTATTAAAGTATGTGTCA